GCGGAGGTGGTCGGTCTTGAAGTCTGGGCATGTCGTGATGTGTGTTGGCAATGGCGTTGCCATGGGTTGTCTCCTCACTGTGTGTTGCCGGAAATCCGCAGTTCACGAATCACCTTGAACCCGCGCCGCCGTGCTTCCTCCTGGTACGCTGCCAGCAGCACCGCGCCGCCGAAACTTGCAACCGACTTGGTCAGCCGCGCGATTTCGGACAACAGGTGAAGGTCAGGCATGCTGACCAGCAGCTCATTACTGCCGGTGGCGGCGCGTTTCCCCAGGTCTTCAGCGTTGATGGTTTCCACTTGTCCCTCCACTGTGTGTTGCCGGAAATCCGCGAAGCCTCAGGATCGGTGGCCGGTGTAGATCGGGTCGCCCACAGGCAGCGACACATCACGGACATAGTCCCCGCCCGCCTCAATGCACCGCATCAGGTGGGCGACATCCTGCGCCGCTGCCACGAACCGACAGCCGCCGCACCGCACCAGCACCTTGCGCAGCCGGTCAAAGCCGACGATGTCTGCCAGGTCTGACTTGGTCAGGAAGCCGTGCCGTTGGCGGATAGCCTCAGCGTTGGCCTCGAACCGCCGACGCGGCATGTCTGGGCAGATACAGGTTGCCCCATGTTCGTCCGGATAGTAGTCCATGGTCGTGTGTCCCCTTCTGTAGGTAGTTGCCGGAAATCCGCTCAGGCAGCCGCCGCCATTTGGCATCCATCGGCCAGCACCCCGAACCCGCTGTCGATTGCAGACTGCCGCGAAGCGTAGGTGCGTGCGAGTAGTCGCAGGCCGACGATGACCCCGCGCGGATCGCCCGGTCGCCAATCGCTTTTCCCGCCGTCGATGACCCGATACTTGCGCCACGAATCCGGCAGGGTTTGACGGTGCGCGGCTTTGCCGCATACGGGCCTGTCGGTGTCGTTGTAAAACACGACCGATACGTTGCCCCCGGCCTGCAGGATGCGCTCAGCGTCCGCCCAATTGTGGCCGTCGTAACTGAACGTCACCCAATAGTTGGGGCGCAGTTGCCCCGCCCGGTCTGGCAGTTTGGTGTAGTCGTAGAATGCTATGTCGGGGTGGGCGTCGATGACCCCGTATTCTTCCCACCGTAGGTCACTGAACATGTTCAGGCGCACCCCGGCCACCATGTCGACAGGCACCCGCTGTCGGAATCGGGTCAACTCCCGGTTCAGTTTGGCGAGAAACCAATCCCTCACTACGTTGAACAACACCGTCTTCGCCACCCTCGCCGCCTTGACGGACGGCACCGGCCCTTGCCCCTGATGTGCCAGACATGGCACACGGCACCACTTCGACAGGGGGCAGACATTCCCGACCCCCGCACCGTCCGCAGGGTAGAGCGACAGCCCCATAGTGGCGACTTCGTTCTTCGCCGTCTTAGGGTTGAGGTCGCCCTCGCCCAGCAGTTTGGCGACCGTCACTTCGTGCGGGAGGATTCGTGTATCCCCGCCCCGCAAGTCGTAGACCGTAGCCTTGTGTTTCGAGTGGACAACCACCCTGTAGTCGAATCGTTCGACCACATAGGGGTACGCTGTCGTATCCCCCGGCGACTTCCGCCGCCGCCGCCGAATTGTGGTTTGCATTGTGGTTGCTCCAGGTACGCTCCGTTGCCGGAAAACCGCAGGAAGTAGGGGCGACGGACTCGAACCGTCATGTGGCCTATCCGACCCCTTGATGTGTGTCGTTGCCGGAAATCCGCAGGGGCTTAGCCCGCGTACTTCAGCGCCAGCACAAAGGCCTCAGAGTTGGAGAATCCAAGAGCAACCAGCGCCTGCCAGACTTGACGAACGGACATGACATGTCTCCCGTTGAGTTGTGCGGCGTGTGCCGCTGTCGAATCACCGTTGCCGGAAATCCGTTGCGGTCTCCGTTGACCGCTGCCGAATCACCGTTGCCGGAAATCCGCGGCGGGTTGAACCGCCGACACTGGGCGTTGCCGGAAATCCGCAGACGGGTCAGCCGCCGTCAGCGCGCGAAGAGAAGCGCAGAAGAGTCGTTGCCGGAAATCCGGAGGGGCGGCACACGACCGTCGCGGGCGTGCGCGGGTCGAGGGGGCATGCGGCTCCACCGGCACCGTCGCAACCGGCGGCGGCGGCTGGAGTTGCGGCGGGTGGCGGCAGGCCCGAAGCCCCGGCCCCCCAATTCCTGGAACACATATATATATGTGCCGCTCCTGGATTTTTTCTGAAATCGCAAAGGGGTCGATGCATCTCTTGACCGGCTCTGACAATCAGATTCGTGAGCTGCATAACGCTGCTCGAAGGGAGGATCTGATGAGCAATGCATGGTTCGAGCGGCTTGTTGGCGAGTGGGTCTCCGCCTGCCAGCAGATGGGCTGGACGAAAGAGGAGGTCGAGCGGGCCAGGTCGTTCATCGACGGCGAGTACGGCAATGAATTCCAGTACCCGACGCACTATCTGGCGATGCGGGCCTTCTTCCTGCACTGTGCGATGCTCGGCCCTGACGAAGCCGCTGAGGGCGAGGAGGAGGAGCTGTGGGCCTCCCCGGCCTGGAGGGCTATTGCCGGTACGGAGCGGGCGTATCGCATGGGCTGGGCGGATGCCATTGCCAGCCAGAGCATCCAGGAGACTGCCAGTGACGCGGCTCAAGAAGCTTGAGTGCCTGGGCGGGCCTGTGGACGGTGCGAGGGTCGAGGACAGCGACAGCTGCTGGTTTTGCATTCGGGCGAGGAAGTCGCCCTACGACGAGCACTACTACAAGCGGGTCGAGATAGTGGACGAGAAGACGCGGCGGTCGGTTGTGGTCTGGCACTACCATGGCCCAGACCCTGAGCTGGACGGTGTTCCGTTTCTGAAGCCCCACCGGAGGAAGTTCCGATGAGCGATTTCAGCCTGTTGCAGGCGGCGACCGTCTTTTGCGTCTATGTGGTCTTCGACGTTCTCTACGCCCTCTATGTGCTGTGCGTAGCCAGGAAGCAGGCTGTGCAGGCCAGTGCGATCAGCTCGGCCCTGTACAGCCTGGGCGCGTATGGGGTGATGACCTACCTGGACAACCCCTGGTATTTGGTTCCGCTGGCATGCGGTGCATTCCTGGGGACATACATCGCAGTTCGCTTCATGAGCGACCTGTCGCACTAATCCGGCTGGCACCGGAGTTGCCAGCGGCAAGACACTAGCAATTCGCTGCAGCGATTGGGCCGGGGGTGGCGGAGCCGCCTACCGGCCCTTTTCGTGTCCATAAACAGGCTGACCACCCATCACCACCAGGGCGGAGATACCCATGGCGAAGAAGAGCAAGGCCAAGCCGAAGAGCCTCAAGGACAAGTTCAATGAGGCCTACGTTGAGATGAAGGCCAAGCGGATGAAGGAGAAGGGGCAAGCTGCCTGCGACTGCGGCGATCCCAACTGCAAGGGATGCGACTGCGGGAAATGACATGGCCCTCCCCACAACGACCCTTCTTCAGTTCCAGGACTACATCTGGGCAGGGCTTCCGCTCCAGCGGAGCATGGCTGGCAGGGAGGTTGTGCGGGATGTCGTGAGCGCCGCTGTCCAGGAGTGGCCCGACGAGCTGCTCAGCTCCGCCAAGGCTGGCAGCGACGAGGAAACCGCTCTGATTCAGAAGCTCAAGGAGGACGTTCGCAGGCATCTGCAGCTCGTCTACGGCGACGAGAAATTCGGCTCACTGTGGATTATCGCACTCCAGCTGCTCCTCCCCGTCATTATCGACCAGATGCTGAAGTGGTGGCGGCGGCGGAAGGAGCACAAGGGTCGCGTCCGAATCTGGCGAAGGAAGTGGATAAATGGCACCACCGAAGGCTAGGTCACTGCCCAGCTGGATCAAGAAGCAAGCCCCAGGCGGCGATCCCGTCCGACTCAATGTCGGCGGCGACTTTGCGCTGACTTCCGGCAACTACCTCCCGCGCAGCAGTCAGCTCGGCAGCGAAAACGTACCTGACTCCATACGGGCGGCGCTCGAATCGGTTGAGGTTCCGGAAGCTCCAAGGGGAGAGCGGCAGCTCGAACTGCCGCTGGTGCCGGATCGCAGCAAACCGCTTTACCAGTTCACAGTTCCACTTGACGAAGCCCTGCGTCTTGCCGCGGAGCGGGGTGTGCCGTGGGGGTACGACATCGCAAAGCGGAACGATTGGCATGGGCTAGATCCATCGAAGGTCGCCCAGGAAATCATGCAGTCCCCTGACCGGGACAGGGTGATCCGGGATCTGCATGCACTTCTGACGGATAGCGGAATCCCCGCAGACCGGCTCATCCCGCACTCGAAGGGTGCGTTTTCCACGGCGTTCGTTTCTCCCGACACAAATGAAATTGTGAAGCTGACGCTGGACGGGAAGAGCCAATACCCAACGACCATGCGGGATGTCTGGGGCATCTTGACGCCGCGGGTGGCTGAGGATGTCCAGGTTCCGCGCTCGGCAGACCTTCCTGGGCAGCTGGCCGCTGGCATTTACCCCAAGGCGCTGCTCGGCCAGGGGACGAACGCCGACAAAATGGGCCTGCGGTTTGGGCTGCAGAAGCAGGGATTCGATTGGCACGACGATCACGACGGCAACTGGGGAATGCTCCCTGGAGAAGAGTGGCGTCCCGTCGTGATTGACGGCGGGTCGGTGAGCGTTGGCACGAACAAGGTGCGGTGGCCTCTGAAGCTCCCCGCCGGGCCGATCTACAATTGGCTGATCCCGGCACTGGCTGCGGGAGGTGCTTCGGCGGTCGCCACTGCTGGACAGCCGCTTGCCACTGAGTCGGCCACTATTGGCAAAACCAGGCCCGTTCCGCCTCCGGAAGGCGCAAGTCCACAGGGGTGGTTCGATTTCTCCATGTCCATCAGCCCAGATGAGTGGAAAAACTGGGAGACAGTGCCGTCCTATGGGTACGGCGGCAAGGAGCACAACGCCTATGTCGATGCCGTGAACCAAGCTCTCGACGTTCCCTCCATTCCGGAGAAGTTCGTAGCCGCCAATCTGCCGAAGGGCGACAAGTGGCCGCAGTTCTTCCCCGGCTACGAGGGCGGGGACATGACGATGCGGCAGATGCTGACCGGCCTGCCTTGGGTCATGCAGCGGCAGGCGATTGTGGCCTTGGCACTGAACCCGAATGACGAAGAAGCCAAGCAGCAGATCAAGTATTTCCAGAATGCAGAGCAAGTGCAGGCGGATGTCCACGCCGCGCTCACAGGATCGACCCATCCCAGAGGAAACCCGTACATTCAGGGTGCGGTGAACACACTGCTGGGGGCTATCAAGTCGGGGACGCCTGGCGGAGAGTTCGAGGACGATCCAGCCAGGACGCAGGCGGAGTTTGACGCACTGAAGCAGAAGAATGGTGACCAGGCCAACTTCATGCTGACCCCAGGTGGTGAAAACAACCACCGTCGCCAGGCTGTTTATGAGCTGGCATCAGCCCTGCAGGACGGCGAGCACACGCCTTCTGGCGTTACCACCACCCAGGCTATAGGAAATCTTGTGGCCGGTGCGTTTGACACCCCAGGCCTCGGCGGCGCGACGGATCGGTTCTACGATCTCACCAACAAAAGCGCCCCGCTGGGCCGGATCAACATGGCCCTGGAGAAGTGGGGCGCGAACAGGAACGGAATCGTTCGCGATTCGCAAACGGATGACACTCCTCCCGCTGTGGTGAGCGGCAGAACGTCTGAGCAGTACGACCCGCGCACCTGGAACGGGTTCTTCAAGCGGATGTACAACCCGGCCTACCCGGCGGGCAGGAATATCGCCGGTGCCATCACCCCATGGGCCAGCAATATCGGGACAACGCTGTCGCTTGTGCCTGAGGCGGTCAGCAAGGACGGCCCGGCTGGGGTGCTGAAGCCGTTCGCCATGCAGACAGACCTCGCCAACCGGGCCGATGGCGTCACCCCCGTCATCCCAGGCAACATGACCCGCGACGAATTCCGCGGCCTGCTGCGTGACCGGAAGGATTTGAACAACGCGATGACAGGGTGGACTGCTGCCAACGTCGCACCGGCCATGCAGGAAATTCACGGCAAGAAGCGGGCCTATACACCGCCCTGGATGCAGACGCTGTCGGAGACACCACAGGGGATCGCCTCTGATCCATATGCCGCGACAGCGGTGCTGGCGGGAGCTAGGGCGTTTGGTCAGCCGGTGCGGCATGCAATCGGTGAAGAGGTCAGTGAAGACCTTGCCTACGGCCCAGGCATGCTGGCCCTTGAATCTGGAAACCTTGCACAGGGTGTCCATGGAATGGTCGCCCCTCCGGAAAACAGCCCGTACTTGCTCCCCCGCCCCGACAATTCGCCTGTGAAGGCGGAGGACGAGGATTACTGGGAGCAGCTCAGGCGATCCAGGGAGCACTGGGGCAAGAAGGCCACCGACATCTTCCGCCTGTGGGATGGAGGTTCGAGCAGGCCAAGGGAAATCTCTGGCGTTCCAAAGATGAACGCTGGCTAAAAATGGCTGGCACCTCCACTCCTGGCACGCCAACACTTGGCGCAGCCCAGGAGGAATGCCATGTCAGAGGAAGAGGTTCAGTCCGCAGAGGTCGCTGAGGAAGTATCGGCGGCACCAGTTGAATCGGAGCAGTCAGAGGCGGCTGCGGTGGCATCCGCAGAGGCCGCGCCGGTTCAGGAGCAGGGCTACAGCGTCACCGACCTGTGGGGCGCGTTCAAGTCGCTCCCCCAGTTCCAGGGCCAGGACGATAGAGCTGTCGCCGCTGGCTTGTACGAATCGCTGCAGCGGGAGCAGGCCGCGTCCCGCGCGCTTCAGCAGTACCAGCAGATCATCCCGTTTGCCAGCGACTACCTGAGCAACCGGGAGGCCTTCGAGCAGTGGAAGTCATCCCGCGAACAGGGCCAGGCCGCTCCGGTAGCAGCTCCCCGCCAGCCGCAGCCAGAAGAGTCGAGCTGGTGGAACCCGCCGAAAATCAAGGACTCATACCGCCAGTGGCTCGTCCGCGACGAGAACGGGCGGGAGGTGATCGCGGAAAACGCACCGCTGGAGGCGAAGAGTGCTCTCACTGAGCACCTGGCCTACCGGGCCGACTTCGCCAAGAAGTTCCTTGAGAATCCTGAGCAGACGCTCGGCCCGATGGTGGAGAAGGTCGCCGTGCAGCGCGCCCAAGCCATCGTCGGTGAGCAGATTCAGCGCATGCGTGACGAAGATTTTGTCACGAAATTGGAGCGGGAAAACGCTGATTGGCTGTACGACCAAAGTGGGAATGTATCTCCGGAGGGGTTGGCTGTCCAGAAATACATACAGGACGCAAAGCAGTTGGGCATTGCCGGTGCGCAGGCCCGCTGGGACTTTGCAACGAAGATGGTCGAGCGGGATCTGATGCTCGCCAGCCTTCGTTCGCAATCCGCCCAGCAGGCACAGCACCAACAGGCCCAGCCGCAGGCTCCGCAGGCAGCGATGCAGGCGGCACCTCAAGCTCCAAGTCCTGCCGATGCAACTGCTCAAAGGAACATGGAGTACTTGCGACAGCAAGCCATGCGAACTGCGAGTCAGAGGCCCGCGGCAACCACAGACGCCAGAGTTCCCTCAAAGCCGATGACCTTCGCGGAAAAGCTTGCAGCGAATCTGCAGCGCGAAGGTTTGATCTGACCCCGTAAGAGGAAAAGCACACATGGCTTCGCCCACCGACTGGAGTCGCGTTATCGGAACGACCATCGTCAACCATCTTCGTGAGGAAGAGCTGACGACGTTCCGGAAGTTCAAAATCTTTGCGATGCTCGAGTCGAGCGGCAACGTCATCATGAATCAGTCCGGTCGAGGTTTCGACTGGAATGTGCGCTATCGCAACGCGCCTGTGACCGGGAACACCGGGGACACCCCTCGGACGTTCAGCCGGGTCAACATGTGGAAGCGCGTCGAGCTTCCTTGGCGCGGCTTTACGACCACCGACGCCATCTACCGTCGAGAGCTTTTGGAGAACCGCGGCCAGCAGGCGCTGGTCGATGTGGCGTCGAAGATGGCGGAGCGGCTCAAGGAGTCGCTCGAACAGCACCTGTCGTATCAGCCGTACAAGGACGGCAACGCGACGGGCGCGGAGAACGACTTCCACGGCATGGACTCCTTCCTGAACTACACCGGCACCGTCGATGAGTCGGATTCCGGCGTGGCAACGCTCGACAGCACCGGCACTGCCCCCTTCCTGGGCGGCACTGCCGACCGCTATGGCTTCCCGGATGACAACTACGCCGGGCTGTCCACGAAGCTCGGCTACTACGGTGGTGGTCGTATCAACGCCACCACCGGCCAGTGGCCGAACGTCCCGGTCGATCCGGAGTTCGACTTCTATTCGCCTGTGATCATCAACTACAACGCCTCGTCGTTTAACTCGGCTGGCACTCGCAGCTGGCGGGCCAACAGCGTCTTCGCGATGCGTGAAGGCATCACGCAGTGCAAGCGGAACGACACGAAGGAGGCCCAGATTGACATGGTGGTGCTGGATCGCCAGCTCTACATCCAGTTCTTGAATTCCTACAAGGATCAAGAGCGGATCGTCGTGTCGAAGGAGAACGGCCTGAAGGCTCTGGGTTTCAGCGACACCGTCAGCCTCGACGGGGTCGAGGTGACTTCGGAATACGCCTGCCCGGCGGGCCGCGGTTACGGCATTTCCATCGGAAATATGGAGCTGCGTTGCCTGGAGAATCAGCTGATGGTGGCTGAGGGGCCGTTCTTTTCGGAAGAGACCCAAAGCTATCGGTATGCCTGCTCCACACTCGGCAACCTGCGTTTCCGTTCGCCGCGTAACTTCTTCCTCCTCGCCCCCGTTACGGCTCAAGCCTGATAAGGAGACATCTGAACCATGTCGAGCATTTTCAGTGATCCGTTCTTCCGTCGCGGCACTACTCTTCTGAGTGGCGAGGCGATTGAACTCGACGGCGATAGCAACCCGATTGCCGGTGGTGAGATCGTCGGCCAGATCAAGGCCTTCCAGGATGTGAACCCCTCGACGGGTGCGCGGAACAGCAACCGCCTCGTCTACTGTGTCGCGGCCCGCTACAAGGGGTCGAACACGACGGGTGCGTCCCTGGCTGGCAAGCTGGTGGCGTTTGACACCGGCAAGGCCAATGCGTCGATGACGGAGTTTTCTGCCGCCGCCACTGCGACGAACGTCGCTGACGGTCGTGCCTACGGGGTGGTGGATGAATACATCCCCTCCGGTGTGGACATCCGGCAGAACGACATCGTCTGGGTGGTGGTGAAGGGGCCGGTGACGGTGCTGAAGACCGCTGGTGCCAGCGGCTCGACGGCCTACACCGCTGGCCTGGCTGCGGTGGTCAGTGCGACGGCTGGGTCGGTCACCTACAAGGGTGACGCCACCTCCAGCACTGGTACGGTGATGATCGGCCAGCACACTGGTGCCGCCGCCAACGTCGCCTCCGCCGCGACCTCCATTCGCATCAATCTGTGGAGCGATCAGATCTGATCGCTTGATCGAACCGGAAGAAGAATCGCCTCTGGCACCCTGCGGTTTGAACCCGCGGGGTGTTATGCTTTATAGGCATGGACAACCGTACATGCTCTGTCTGCGGCACTGAGTACCCGCTCGACAAACAGCACTTCCGCTGGAAGACCAAGGACGGCAAGGGTCACTTCACGGCGGAGTGCCTCTCCTGTCGGGCCAAGGCTCGGCGGGCCAGTGCTGAGCGGAAGCAGGCCAAACGGGAAGCCAGCCTGCGGCAGATCGAAGCTGCCGGTGTGGATCTGTTCCTGCAGTCATCCGCCAAGGGTGGCTCGAACATTCCGCACTCCGCTGAGGTGATTGAGCGGGTCTTCCAGTACTTCGGCGGAGTGGCCGGGTTCTCTGCGGTCATGGTCAAGCAGTACTGGGACTCTCCGCCTGGCGGGTCGGCCAGAAACAGATTGCTTGAGACCCTCTGCCGCCTGGTAAGCAAGAACGTCGAGCAGGGCGGGGCCAAGAAACCCCTGTCCCTGTGGTCTGAAGAGGAGCTGGAGCAGGAACTCAACAACCGATTCCAGGAAGCCCTGGCATCGTTCAAGGGGACAACCATCAATGTCAAAGCAGAAGAACCCCGGCGGCTCACCGCGGAAACGCCAGCCTCGGCACCCGAAGGTCTCCCCGCCTGCGATCCCGCAGACGCCATCCCTGACGCAGTTCCAGCGGGACGGCCTCAAGGACATTCAAAACGAACTCCGCGAAAGGCGAATCGAAGCGCTAAGGCTGTACCGCCCGAACCCGCAGCAGGAGGAGATCCACAAGTGCAAGGCCAGTGAAATCCTGGTGATCGGCGGCAATCGATCCGGCAAGAGTCTTTGCACCTTCGTGGAGGACGCCAGGGCGGTGACGGGGCAAGACCCGTTCAACAAGTACCCCAAAGAGAACGGCATCCTCATCATCATTGGTCGGGATTGGAAGCACATCGGCCTGGTGGTGTATCCGATGCTCTTCAATAAGGGGGCGTTCCGGATCATCAAGGACGAGCAGACCGGCGAGTGGCGGGCGTTCAATCCGGTCGAGGACAAGCACCGCAAGGGCGAGTCGCGTCCAGCTCCGCCGCTGATCCCCAAGCGGATGATCAAGTCCACCAGCTGGGTGCTCAAGAGCGCCAACTACATCCAGCAATGCACCCTTGTGAATGGTTGGGTGATCCACTTCTTCTCGTCTGAGGGTGAGCCAGCGCAGGGGTATCAAGCGGATCGGATTCATGTCGATGAGGACTTGAACGACGAGCGGCATATCCCCGAAGCCCAGGCCCGTCTGTCCGACCGCAAGGGTGTCTTCTGCTGGTCGGCTATGCCGCACTCGACCAATAACGCCCTGCTCTCTCTCAAGGAGCGGGCCGACGCCAGTGAGCAGGCTCTGGGCGACAAGTCCAACATCCGGCTGTTCAAGCTCCGGTTCTTGGACAACCCCTACATCGATGACGATGAGAAGCGGAAGTCGTTGGAGCGGTGGGCAGCTGCCGGTGAGGACGTTCTCCGCATGCGGGCTGAGGGCGACTTCATCACCGACTCCGTCCTGTGCTATCCCAACTTCGACATGCGGATTCATGGGATGAGCCGGTCTGACCTGCCCGATAGCCAGATCCCCCATGATTGGACGCGATACGCGGTCATCGACCCAGGCCATGCGGTGACGGCTGTCCTGTTCGCCGCCGTCCCGCCGTCAGAGGACTTCTGGTTGGTGTACGACCAGCTCTACCTCAGGCAGTCCAATGCCGTCATCTTTGGTGAGGAGTTCGAGAAGAAGGTCAAGGGCTGGCACTTCCATGCGTTCCTCATCGATGCCCACGGCGGCAGGCTGAGAGACATCGGCTCCGGTCGCCTCCCCGTCGAGCAGTACACAGAGCAGCTCGTCAAGCGGGGCATCCGCAGCCAGATCACAGGGGCCAGTTTTCTTGCCGGGTGTGATGACATCCCCGCCCGTATGGAGGCCACCAGGACGGCCATGCACATCCGCCCAGAGGGAACCCCGATCCTGCGGGTGCTTTCCAACAGCTGCCCCGACCTGGAGCGGGAGATCAAGCGCTACAGGAAGCTGGTGAACTACGTTTCCGGCGCGGCCATCGTCACCGACAAGCCGAACACCAGGGGCGAGGTGCATTTGTGCCAGACGCTTGAGTACCTCTGCGCATATCGCCCGCGTTACCACAAGCCGCCGCCCCAATACAAAGAGCCAGATCCATGGTGGGTGAAGTGGCAGGCCGACCGCAAAAAGCGGCTGACAGACCAGCATGGCAGCTATGTATTCTTAGGCCCGCAAGGAGACAGAAATGACTTCAACTGAGTGGAAAATGCCCGTTCCGTCCCTTGGGGATTGCGTCCTCTACAGCAACGACCTGAGGGGATTCTCCGACCCGGCGGTTGGCTGGGTAATTGGAGTGGGTGACACGACCATAAGCATCCTGACGTTCACCACAGCCGGATTCGTTCAGCGAAACAGCGTTCACCACAAGAGTGACCCTGACCTCCTGGGCGACCATGGTTGGCACGAACTGGGATGCTGGCAGTTCACACCAGGAACGGCCACCCTCCGCGAACTGATGCAACCCGCCAAGTCCGCTGAGAAGACCAACAGTGGCCGAAACACTGCCGACAAGTAATCCGCTGCGACAGGTCGTTGCGACCTGGGTCAAAAAGCTCAAAGCAGCGACAGATTACAAAAAGTCGTTTACGGAGGACGCGAAGGAGGCTTCGCAGTTCTTCGATGGTGAGCACAACTGGATGTGGAAGGACGGGTATGCCCGCGGCGAGCGCGGGTACAACTCGTCCATCGCCCCGCCCAGCTTTCGGATGCAGCTCAACAAGGTGTTTGAGCTGGTCGAGATTTTTGCGTCGGTGATCTATCACCGGAATCCCGTCCGCACAGTGACGGTGATGGAGCACCCTGAGCTGCCCTTCGAGCAGTTTGGCCTGGCGGAGCCTGCGGGCGAGAACGGCATGCCGTCGCCTGAGCAGCAGGAAATCATCCAGGTGGTCGAGGGCGAGATCCGCGGCAAGGCACAGCGGAAGATCGCCGCCCAGCTGATGCAGAGCTACCTGAACTGGAATTGCCAGGAACTCGACCTGAAGCGGCAGGCCCGCAAGGTCGTGAATGAGGCGATGATCAAGGGGATGGGTGTTTTCTGGACGGAGCTGGTTGTGCTCGACACTTCGAGCGACGGCAGCACCCCGCCGATGAAGATGGTCGGTAGCTTCTACGACACCGTCGATAACCTCCTCATCGACCCCGACTTCGACAATGCCGATGACATGCTCTGGTGCGCCCGCAAGTGCGTTCGCCCGCTGGCGGAAGTCGCGGAAACCTACGGCGTCCCGGTTGAGGATCTCCAGAAGCACTTTGACCGGGAAGACCACAAGCTGGGCCGGGAGCCTCGCAAGAAGAAGGTCGAGAACACCAACCAGCTCGTCACCTTCTACAAGATTTGGTCGAAGACGGGAATGGGCGACAGGCTCAAGGATGCCCCGAAAGAGTCGAAGGGGGTATTCGATTCCCTCGGCAAGTACTGCTATCTGGTGATCTGCGAAGGCGTCCACTACCCGCTGAACGTCCCGCCTGCGGTGATGGACGAAGAGGTGGACGAGCAGCTGGGCATCCCGCAGAGCCTGCTGCCAAGGGTGGCCTGGCCCATCCCGTTCTACGCCGACCCGAATGGATGGCCGTTTACGGGCTTGGCGTTCCACTGGAAGCCTGGGTACGCCTGGCCGGTGAGCCACATTCGCCCTGCCATTGGTGAGCTGCGGCTGTTGAATTGGTGCTTTTCGTTCCTGGCGACCAGGATCGCGACGAGCTGCGAGACCATGGTGGCGGTGCAGAAGGCCGCTGACCAGACGATCAAGGATCAGATCCTCGCCCCGTCTGAGGGTGGCTTTAAGATCATCGAACTCTCTGAGCTGCTGGGCCGACGCATTGAGGATGTGATGTCGGTCTTCCAATTCCCGCAAGTGACGCGGGATCTGTGGGACATCATCTCCGCGATCATGGATCAGTTCGCCCAGCGCACCGGGCTTTCTGAGCTGGTGTACGGTTACACAAGGAACCAGTTCCGCAGTGCCGCAGAAGCACAGATCAAGAACGAAAACATCAGCGTTCGTCCGGACAACATGGCGAACGAACTCGAAGACTGCATGGGCCTTCTCGCCAGGAGAGAGGCTCTGGCTGTGCGGTGGTTGCTCGAACCCCAGGACGTTGCCCCTGTGCTCGGCCCGCTTGGCGCGGTTGCATGGCAGCAGACGGTGGCTCAGCAGGACATCGTTCGCCTGACGCGCGACTTCCTGTACCGCGTCGAGGCCGGAAGCGCCCGCAAGCCCAACAAGGCAACGCGCGTCGAACAGATGCAGCTCAGCGTTCAGACGCTTGGGCCGATCCTTTCCAATCTCGTCGGTGCCGGTGTTGTCGATCCTTTCAACGCCTTGATGAAAGATTGGGCGGATTCCTTGGACATCGATGTCACCCCATACCTTCTCCCACCTCCGCCTCCCCCAGCGCCGCCGCCGCAACCTCCCTCCGGTGGGCCGGTCGCTGGGGGGGCGGATGCTGGTTCACCTCCTGCGGACATGCCGCCCGAAGTCCCTCCTGAGCTGCAGCCCCCGGTTGCGTAATGGCACCGGACATCAACAAACGCCGCGCCAACCTGTGGGTGAGATACCGGATCACCCTAGCGTCGTTTGAGGCCATGCAGGCCAAAAACAAGGGGAAGTGCGAGATATGCCGCATCAAGCCTGGGAACTTTGTTGACCACTGCCACGCCACAGGAGCTGTTCGCGGGCTGATTTGTCGTGAGTGCAACGTCGGATTGGCCCGCCTTGGCGACTGCATTGAAGGAGTACGGAATGCCCTCAGATACCTCCAGCGACACAGTAGACGTTCCAGCAAGCATCCGCCTGGCTGGAAGGGACGCATTGGAAATGTACGAACGATTGCGGTCAGAAGGCCTATCTCACAAATGGGCGGAGATGTGCGCGCTGCAGCAACCGCCAGGGGTCAAGGGGACGGATCGGGCCTACATGCAGGGCCGGTACAACAACCAGCAGCTGGACGCGATGCCTCCCGACCATGCCCGCCAGATCATCGCCGCCGCAAAGCGGGCCGGAATAAATCCTAGCGGCAAGTACTACGCCAGCTCACTGGCTGACCGTCGAGGCCCGGCAGACCCTGCCGCCTGGGTGGACAGCACCGCGGATATCAAGCGGGTCGCGATTGACCGCAACCTGACGGTGTCCGGTGCGGTCGAGCACAAGGGGCATCAAGTCGCCCCCAAGCGCAAGGCGCTGAGTGAGCGGCTGACCAGGGAGATGATGCGGGTCGAGTCTCAGCGTCACCCGACCATGAAAAGCGGTGAGCTGCGGGAGATGGTGGTAGCCAAGTACGGCAGGAAGCACAAATGAACACTGCCCAGGACGTTGTCGATTACTTGCTTGCCGCCACTGGCGGCGGCGCTCAGGACGGCGAACACCAGGCTGTGCGGCTGGCCGTCGTGAATGGCGTCCGCGATGTGATGCAGTGCAAGCAGTGGCTGTGGCACACCAAGACGAATTCGTTCGTGTCTGCCAACGTCACGGCGACGGTAATTTCAAACGGCATCACAGAGGGGTCTCGCACAGTGGCGCTGAGTAGCGCCGCGCAGATGGTCGTTGGCCGTCTTGTGGCCTGCGGCGACTTCTTTGATGAGCCGTGCCGGATTGTCTCCATCCAGGGCAACGTCATTACGGTGGACAAGACGGCTAAGCGAAACATCCAGGCCGGTGAACTGCCGCTCACCCTCACCATGCAGACGTTCTACGATCTGCCCGCCGATCTCAAGGACATCGACACCCTCGTCACGCACACTGTCGGCACCCTGCACTGCTACCTGTCGCCGCAGGAGTGGCAGCGGCTGGAGGTCAACACCCGCGGCACAGGTGAGCCGTACTACTACACCATCATGCGGTCGGACGCTAATCCGGATCGCTACCAGATCCGCTTCGTCGGCATACCCGCCAACGGCACTACCGTCCACTACACATACCGCTATATCCCCAGAGCTATTGCGTTCATGGGGTACGAACATCCCTGCCGCAGGGGGACTGTCTCGGCGTCAGGCACGACCGTCACTGGCGACGGCACCGGGTTTCGTGCAGCGATGGAGGGCTGCATCATTCGGTTTGGCACGACTACTACGGAGCCTGAGCCGGTTGGCTCCCTGACCCCGTACCGGGTCGAGCGAACCGTTGTCGATGTCACCAGCACCACATCGATGACGGTCGATGTGGTCACCGGACTCCCGGCGCTGACCAAGTACTCCATCTCAGACCCTCTGGACGCATCCCCACAGATGTACACGGCGATCCTTTCTGCCGCGGAGATGTGGTACGCCCGAATCGCTGGCAAGCCGTATGACGCCGCGATGCAGACCTATGTGCGCGACCTGAGGATTGCGATGGAGAACGATGTCGTGGCCCCGCTTTCCGGCAGGCCACCTGGGGGCTACTACCCGACTCCCCGCTCCATGGGCTGGCATTCGCAGCTGCAGCAGGATCTGCAATGAAAATAACGCAGTGGCTCGGCTTCAATGAGAACTCCTCGCAGTATCTGCTGCGGAAGGGCGAGCTGCGTGCGTTGGTCAATCTTCAGCCGCGTCGGGATGGGATGCTGATCTCCCGCCAGGGCATCCTGAAGCTGTATGGCAAATACGATGACGAGGGCATATACGGCCTGTACCGCCGGGATACCCTGGTGAACGATGCCACCGATTTCCTGTGTTTCCAGAAGCTGCGAATCGACAGGGAGCTGACAGCAGCTCAGATCGCCGCCAATGAATTCCCCGAAAAGGATGTGTGGGTCGTTCGCAGAATCCAGGGGTTCCAAGAGCGGGTCATCAACCAGCAGGAGATTTCCCCAAGCGGCCTGACGAACATCACAAACTTCTGTGTCGCTGAGGATCGCCACGGCAGGCTGTTCATCTTCTACGGGCATGGTGCTCGGCCCGTCATGTACCGCCCAGGCTCCATCGCGAATGTCGCCGTGAGCATGGGAGTTGACGCACCTGCGTCGGCACCGCAGGTAGACCCCAGCGGCACCGGCTATTTCCTGGAGAGCGTAGACGTTCTTTCTGGGGGCGGGTCGTACTGGGGGCCGCCGACGATAACGGTGGACGGCGGTGATCCGTCGCGGCCAGCAAAGGTCAAGGCAATCGTCCAGGCTGGAAACCTTGTCGGCGTCGATGTGATTGACGGCGGTGCCGGATACAAGAGCTTCCCCAAGGTGGTCGTTGGCTCCGACAAGATCGGCTCCGGATTTCGGGCGATAGGAAACCTGGAGACCGACCCAGGTGTGCAGGGCTTCCTCGGCACCGTTCCAGGCACTGTCTCCGGTACGGCCCCGACAGAGTCGGAAACCTACGGCAGCGCCAACACCCTGACCGGAAACAAGATCATGTATCTTGCGTCCGCGGTCAGCGCCTCGACCCGCACCGTCGCCGTTCAGTCCAGCTCGGCCACGACCGCAATGACGGTCGAGTCGATTGCTGGCATCAACGTCGGTGACGTTGCAACGGTCTACTCCGGAACTGTTCCGACCGCATTTGCCTCCGGAGCGGTGATTCGCGTCCTGGACATCAACGAAAGCACGAAAGTCCTGACGCTGTCCAAGCAGTGGACTCCTGCGGTTGGCGTATCGTATTTCGTCCAGTTCCGCTCCAGCACCGACATCGGATACGCGGATGCCCAGTGGGATGCCACGACCAAGCGGTTCCGGGCTTCCGTTCCGCTGCGAACGACAAGGGGTGTGGGCCGCGGTGCTGAGGCCACACTGACGTTCTCCCCGGCAGCGTACAGCTACGGACTCGGCACCTTCTCCCGCAACGGATACACCACCCCAACGTCCACTGTTGAGCCGGTCAAGTATGCCTACCTGAAGGCTGGGTGGCAGACCTATTTGTACGGCGAGTACTGGGCCGGAAGCCAGGCAAACGTCAAGAACAGCTCGGAGAACAAGACCTACGCCGGTCTGCAGGCATCGGGCAAGACGTTGGCGTTTGGCTACACCGGCACCGTATCCACGCAAGGCAGCGGCAAGGCGATCAATCGCCGGGCGGATGTGTACTGGCCCGACTACTCCAGCCTCAGCGTTTGGACATGCACAGGGAATCTGATTACCGGCATTTCCCAGTGGAAGCGGCAGGACGTTCCCGTCTACTACGACGCCGCGAATGGCGGTCGGCCATACATCCTGGTCACCCTGACGCCGACACTCAAGGCCAGGCTGTCATCGGCCACCGGCAAGATGTCGTATGCCACCGTCAACAAGCAGAACTCCACGGCACCGAACTTCCGCTACCCGGTGGTGCGAGTCAATCTGTCGTTCTGCCCCGACTCCTGGGTCACGACCTCGACGGACAACGGCAGCTACAACCTCCCCTTCTCCGTCAAGGAGTCGCAGTCGAATCGCCTTGCCTGGTGGCACACCTCTGGGGTGACGCCTCGCCCGATTGTTGACTTCTATAGCGCCAGCAGCAATCCCGACTCCCAGACAGTTCAGGTCGTAGATCCCGGTGCGGGGTGGGAGAGGGGAACTACCTTTGCCATCCGGTTCTACCAAGCAAATCCATACTCGCAGACCCAGGACTACAACACGGCGGTTCGCGAATCGAAGATCAAGGGTAGCCACGCAGCGTTCAGCAATGCTTCGCGGTTCGCCACATTTGTGTTCGAGGCGTCGGAGCCTGACGATCTCACGCCCGCAGGCCCGCCGAATACCCTGGCTGGCAACCAGTACATCGACGTTCCCGGCACCGGATACCGCACTGGCGACACGGCTTCGGTGACGCTGCTCAAGCGCAGCATCTCGTCTGCGGAGAGCACTGCGTCCCTGAAGTTTGACGGCGTCATGACGGCGGGCGGGCAATCGACGGAGTTCACTTACACCTCGAACGTCCAGAATGCCGGTGCTGTGCTCACGAATCTGGACTCGACCGGCCTGCAGGTGAACGTCGGGGATGTCATTACCTGTGCGGATAGCGGTGTCCTGCAGCCGTTCTCCCAGGTGCTGTCGAGAACCGCCACATCCATCACCCTGGACAAAATGCGGGATGTCGCCATCGACCCCTCGGCAACGGTGGGAGGGTTTGTGTCTTCGTCGGAGGGTTCGAGCGGCACGACCTACGGCATCAACTTTGGCACCGCCACCCTGAGTAGCTTCATCGCCGTTGGTCGCAAGCTGTACGACACGACCTCCGCTCAGGTCTGCACCATCACGGCGATCAACACCTACACCGTTGGCAATGATCTGTACACCGCAGCCCAGGTATCGGGCAGTGTCACGGCGGGGACGCGGACATTCCTGCCAGTGCTGTCGCTCACGGCAAATGCTGGCACTGTCTCTGGGCAAACGCTGACCTGGACTGCCGCCGAAATAGCCAGCGGGACGGGTGAGCAGCGGGTCACAAGCATCCGGATTATCAGCGGCGGGCGGAACTACAACACGCCACCGACAATCATCACCAAGGGCGGCGGCAATGGCTACGGCCTGGCTGTCACGCCCACTGTCTCGGACGGCAAGGTCACCAGCGTCGAGATCGTAGATCCAGGCCGCGCCTACACGGCACAACCTGAGCTGTACACCGACAGCACCGCCGCCACGGCTGTCCCGGTGATGCGGCCTGCGATGCGGGGGAAGTATCGGTGTGCGTATCGATACGCCGACCGATCCGAAACCCAAGTGGCGACATGCACACTCAACTCCCTACGGGGAGAGTCGCCCACAACTGTGGTGCTCAGCTCCACTGTGGGTGTCGAGCCTGGGGTGATCCTAGAGTCCCCCAGACTGCCTCCGAACACCAGGGTGCTGAGCCGCAATCAAGGACAGGTGGAACTCAATCAGCCCGCCTCAGGGGTCGGGCCGCTGGGTCGAGTTGTCGTTGAGAACGGCGGCAGCGGCTACGCATTGGATGAGGCTGTCACTTGCACCGTCACAGGTGCCTCGAATGCCGTCCTGTCCGTCAGGCTTGCGGCCAACGACTACGGCTCTTACTCCGTCAAGGAGGTCGTTGTGACCTCTGCCGGAACAGGGATGCTTGGGGTTGGGAAGATTGCTGTTCAGTTCTCGCCCCCAGCCGCTGGCGGGTCTACGGCAAGCGGGTACGCTGCCATCGACAGGTTTGACACATCAGCGTCCTACGACAGGTCTGTCATCGTCCGCGACATGACCAAGCCGATTGCGTACAGCGACTTCTCCCCAATCTTCGACGTTGACGCTGGCCCAAACGACGAGCGCGACCACTGCAGTGAGCTGAAGTGGACGCTGTCCGGTGCGAACCCCCCGGCGCGCGCCGACATGGTTGAGCTGTGGCGAACTTCGGCGGATCAATCGCTGGTGTTCTACAGGCTTGAGGCGTATGGCGTACCCTCCGATAGCGGCGTCGAGATCGTTGGGACTGACACCATGACGGACGAGGAACTGTTTGACTCCGACCGCCCGAACTACGCAGCCATGCCGGTGGTGCTTCCCAACGGAAACGTCAACGCCTACCGATTCGGAGTCCCGCGCAGCGACATGAGCGTCTGCGTGGCGTTCCAGGATCGGCTTTGGTACGCAGTGACCACCAGCGGCGAGGCCAGAAACACCCTCTTCTACTCTGAGTTCGATGAGTTTGAGTCCTGTCCGGATGTCAACGACCTCCCGATCCAGAACAACCAGCGGGCCACCGACAGCATTACCGCACTTGTGCCGTTTGGAAGCCTGCTGCTGGCGATGCAGCACATGCACACTTACGGCGTCACATACAACACCGACCCGTCAATCGACTCATCGATCCAGATGCTCAGCCATCGGGGGTGCCTGCACCAGCGGTGCTGGGACATTCACGAAAACACCCTCTACGCAGTGGACGAGAACGGTATCTATTCGCTCAGCCGCAGCGGCGAGATCCTGCCGATCAGCGACCCGATCCGCGATTACTTCACCTCGGAGCTGATTGACTTCAGCAAGCGGGAGTCGTTCTTCCTGACCATCTGCCCGCGGACGCACATCCTGCGGTTCTTCTTCTGCATGGCCGCGCAGTCGGAGGACACGCCGACTCACGCACTGTGCTACGACATTCCGCGCAAGGCATGGTGGACGGAGCGGTATCCGAACAGCTTCTGCAGCGCTGTGACCGGGCGTCCCGGCATCACCAGGATCAACAGCAGCATCTACGGGGCCGTGGACGGGAACCTCTATGAGTTCTCAGATGACAAGGATCACGCCAACCAGACGCTGACGCACTGCGTCGTGACATCAGTTGGCAGCGGATACAACGAATCCCCTGAGATCACATGCCCCAGCTCGAAGGGCGTCCAGCTCAAGGGAGTCGTTAGCGAAGGTCGCCTGGTGGACATCCTTGTGTTGTCTGGCGGGTGGGACTGCAAGTGGGGTGTGCAGCTCCTGGCGGAAAATGGATCTCCGCTGGCGGGCCATGACGGCAAGAACATCAAGGGCGTGGAATACGCCCCGATCAACCTGGACATCGCCGCCCCGTCTGGCGCAGGCGCACAGGCCGCTGCGGTCGCGCACTTCTCAGTCACCACACGCCTTGCCCGCGATGTCACCGTCAGTGAGGGCGAGTCGTTTGTTCGCATCGCCAGCTTTGTCACCAATCCAATCCTGACGAATCCGATCCCGCTGCTCACCACAGAGGACGGAGACCTACTGGATGCGAACGGCGGCGACATCGACGGTGTTCCGCTGCAGACGGAGCCGCCGCCTGTGGAGATCGGCATGGAGGCGATAGGTGACTATCTGCCCCTTAACTGCTTCGTCAGCAAGATCATCGGCCAGGACATCTACCTGGAGCACCCGGACGGGACTGCGGTGTCGATGCTCGGCGGCGACGTTCGCACCGGGCAGTCCACTGGCGGCACCAGGACTATCGTCTACTTCCGCAAGCCGTTCTACACGCACATCCCGTTCCGCCTGGCTACCGGGGCGCTGCAGCTGGCGAATGAGGACAACGTCGCCAAGGGCGGAGACAGTCTGATCGACAGGTCGATCACCCTGGTGTACGCGCCGACTCCGTCCGACAAAGAGGTCGAGATCATTGAGTACTTCAACGACTCGTCCACGCCGCGGCCCAACATCATGCGCCGAAGTCGAGGAGGCCCGCAGGGCTTTACGCACCGACAGGACAGCGCCTCTACGGTGCTCAACACCTCCCGCAACGCATCGAATCTAGGGATCGCCACTGGCGTTGCCAAGGCGAAGTTCGCCAGCCGCGTCTACACCGACATGGTAGGCGAAGACCAGCATGTGCAAGTCGAGCTGCTGGGTCGCCCGCTCTCCGCAAACGGCGGCGAGGATAGGGTGCCGCACAAGTTTGTGATGCATTCCCTTGCCATCAACGGGGTCATCGAAAATGGCGAGTGACCTCGAAGCCAACCTGGTCAATGGCGGGATCTCCCCAGCCGCCGCCAAGGTGATCGCGAACGCGATTGCCAATGCTTCTTCGGCCAAGCTGTCTCTGGGCCGGGCCTACGGTGACGCCACGCCGCGGAAGCAGCTCAGGATGGTGGATGCCGACACCAGGAAGTATCTGCTGACCAACATCGACCACCCGGTGGACGCTACCTTTGCCAGAACGCTGAAGACGCGCGGCAACTCCTATCAGCCCCGCGACACCTCGCACCCCTATGACGGGAGCCAGCCCGCCACGGCGCAGCCCACCCTGACGGAGCCATCGGTCAAAGACGGGGACTACATCTCCGTCGCCTCAGGAACCAAGGATTCTGTGGTGCAGTCGAGCGTCGGCCTGCGAGTCACCCAGAAGGGCGGCACTCACGCCCGGCTGAACCAGGCAACAAAGGCAATCGAAGCGGTGCCGTTTTTGATCGAAAACGACCAAGAACAGTTTATTGAGGCCACTTTCGAGGAGCGACCTGAGGCGACCGTACTGAAGCTGCGGCTGCGGAATTTGCACCAACTGTTCTCAGTGGACATCACCCAGACCGACCTCATCACCGCAGTGTTCGAGCCTACGGCAACGGGAACCTCACTGAAGATTCGGCTACCGAACATCGCCCAGTTCACCGGACAGAACGGCGGGCAGCTCAGAGCCTGGACAACCTGACACATGGCAAAGAAAGCAACACCGCCGCCTCCGCTTGGGCTTCAGCCGCGACCTGGGTTCGAGAACTCCAGGTATCCGACGATTGGCAAGCTCGACGTTCAGACGCCCCGCGGCGACTACCGCAGCCAAATCTCGACGGCCAGCCCCATCGGCTCTGCCCTCCTGGGGCGGATCTCCGATGTGCCGACCCCGTACAAGGGCTACACCGCATCCTCAGGCGACAGGTCTCGCACCGCCTTTTCCCGCGCGCTGACAGACACTAGCCGCAACGCCATGAACAGGTCGGTTGACAAGTTCAACGTCGATTACCAGACGCAGGCGGAGAAGTCTCGCGCCGATGACATCCTGGCGCAGCGGCAGAACGCCTCCGACAGGTTCAGGTTGGAGAATCTGTTTGATGTCTTCGGTGCGGATGTGCAGCAGGGCTACCGCACGAAGATTGCAGACCTCAAGGCATACCAAGATCGGGAATTCAAGAACGCTGACGCCAAGATGGCGGCATCGATCCTTCGCATGGTTGGCGGGTTCCTCTGATGTTTTCCACGCCCAGCACCAAGACGCCGGTTGCCTACCGCACGCCGCAGATTTATGCGCCGACGTTCTCTGGCGCGATCCGCCCGAACCAAGACTTCCAGCGTCAGGCCAGGAACGAATCCATGTCCCGCGCCGCGTACAGCGGCGACATGCGCGGCTACCTGGGGCAGGCCGGGAAGGGCGTTCAGGCGGGGTCGAAGAACTCCGCCTACCGGGCTGGCCTGCTTGCCGACACTGAGTCCTCGAAGAACTACGCCCAGGCCCAGCAGGATTTGCTCAATCGTTATTCGGGCAACGCGACTGCCGACCTGTTGTTCCAGGAGCGGCAGGCCGGGGAGCAAGGGTGGCTGCGCGACTTGCTGCTCGACCGCGACGATGTCCGCACCCAGGAGCGCAAGGCCTCTTACAAGCGGTTTGCCGACACCAAGACCGCCAACTTCCAGCGCGCCGTAGACGATGCGATTGCAGCAAAGAATCGCGAAGTCGAAATCATGTCTTCGTTGTTTTAACGATTGGAGCCTAGTGCTATGAAGTCAGACTACATCGCCCTCAACTTCGGGTCACTGAAAGATCCGGTCATTCGCAAGATGCTGCAGGCGGCCCTTGCCACGCATGACGAGCTTGAGCTGCCCATGCACAAGCGCGGCAAAAAGAATGACCCCAACCCAGACGCCGCCACTGAGGAGCAGGAGTCGGAGAACGACAAGCTGGTCGAGCTGCACCAGACCCGCGGCGCTCCCGCACCGATCCCGGTGACCGACGAAGACCTTCGTGAGGAGGTCTCTGACAAGCTCATGTCCAAGGTCAAGAAGGGCAAGAAGTAGTCATGGCTCCCAAGTCATTTGGCGGCGGGAACATCAAGGGCATTCGCCGGTCGATGGCGGATGTCGAGCAGGACGCCTACACGACCGACGAGGGCTTGCAGTCGGTAAGCGGACGCGACCTCGAAGCCAGCGACAACATGCTGTCGCGGGCAGCTGATGCCATTGCTTCGAGCGCCCAGGCCCGCAGCAACTTCGTATCTGCCATGTCCCGGCTTGGGAAGGACGCGAATCCCCAGGAGGTCGAGGCGGTTCGCGCCGTCCTGGACTTCCTATCACCCAGCCAGCGGGAGTCTCTGATTGCGGATGCCGGTAGCCCGGCGGGTTTGATGCAGGCCTACGCATCTGGCGCAGATGCCTCTCTTGCAGGGCCGACCGATCCTGGTGCGCAGAGTGCGTTTGAGGCTGAGCCTGCCCCGGCCAAGGCATCGAAGAACCCGCGGTATGTGGCTGAGGGAGACCTGAAGCGATCCAACTTCGCGTCCAAACAAGACCCCCTGGATCGTCCTGGCACATACGGGGCGAACTTCTCCAAGGCAGTCGAACGCAGCCTAGAGCAGCGCAGTGGTGCGATGCGGTATGGCAGCAAGCCTGGAGACCAGCTGCGCCCATGGGAGGAGCGCCAAGTTCTGTGGCAGTCCAACCCCGACCTGTTTATCGCACGACGCGATTACCAAGAACCGCTCCTCCGCGGACTGACCGTTGGTGACGCGAACATAGGAACGCTGACCCCTGAGCAGATCGCCATGCTGTCGGGGATTGCGCCGGATCAGATTACGCCTGAGGTCATGCAGGCAATCTACGGGCAGCAGCTCACCGACGATGTGATCAAGTCTCTGGGCTACAAGCAGCGGGCAGCTCTTGTTGGAGAACCGCAGCTGACGCCAGCGCAGATTGCCTCCATGTCGAACAGGACGGCAGGCGAGGATCTGGGGATGGACGTTCGCACCAGCTCGTCTGCGAAGAAGAAGCTGGAGATGCTGGTCAATATGGCGGCTAGCGGAGACCCGCAGGCCACCGTCAATCTTGATGAGGTGCTGCCGTTCTGGGCCGCTCCGTCCCCGCACTGGAACCGCGACACAGGTGGTCTTGCCTACAGCCAGAACGCCAACTCTGGTGAGCTGCTGGCCCGGTGGATTCGCACCGGAGGCCGCTGGGATGACCCGCAGTTCGTGAACCTCGTCGCCCGGCTGCTGGACAGGTCTATCGCTCAGCAGGCACCGCTTCCGCGTAAGCCCACAGGTTTCCGCGAAGGCTACACCTCGGCACTGGATTTCGCGCAAGACCCGCTCACGCCGGGCCGCAACGGCGAGATTTACCTCAGACGGGCCGCGGAACAGGGCATGCCTTTCGAGCAGTACTCCGATGTCCGCATGAACCGGGAAGGCCCGCAGGCGGCTCCGTCCCTCCGCGATGTCCTGCTGGACGGCCTGCGGGATACATCCGCACAGGCTGACCAGACCATAACCACACCAGATGCGGCACCCCCGCAGATCACCCCGTCCAGCGGTGATACCAGTTACCTCAGCCCGGCGATGCTGAGGAACCCGAACGTACTTGCCGCCCTCCTTGCTTAGGACTCACCATGGCAAAGCCTCCGAAGACTCCGCCCAGTGCCAAGCCGAAGACGCCAACGAAGCCTAGCGGCCCTGCCATCGGCGCTCCTCCGCCGATGGTTGGGACAGTGCCGCTTCCATTCGTCGCCACGAATCTGGGCCTTGACCCCAAGACCACAACGCTTGTCGATGTGATCGACCACTTGGAAACCCGCGGAGTCCCGCCCGACCAGATCGCCCCGCTCATGGCAGACGGCGAGGCGCTGCTGACCTGGAACGCCAACAACCCCGCACCAGGCGGGCCGCAGCTGCAGACGAACGTCAATCCGTCCACGCCTGCATCGGATGCTGATGTCGGAGCTGACCCGGCGACAGCCGCAACGAAGCCCGGCTCGACCAAGAAGCGGCGACGAACCGTCGATCCTGAGGTGCTAGGGCGAGTTATCGGAAACGGCATTCAAGCCGCCATGACGGGCGGAGACCTGAAGCAGTTCGATCTCGACGCAAATGGCGTAAATGTGGCAGTGGTGTTTCGCAAGCCCGGCGTAGCCGCTGCCGCTGGGGATACCGTTGACGCAGGCACCGCAGCCGCTGACCCAAAGCCAAGCAAGGGGAAGAAGGGGCCGCAGCCAGGCTCGAAGCAGTGGGCGGATGCGCAGGATGAGGCTGCGAGGAACAGGTACTTCGACAAGGGGCAGGTGCCGCCAGCGTCTTTAGGCATTGAGTCGGCGCTCAACCGCAACATGCCGACCATCAAGCGGGTCGCCGGTGCCATGCTCGGCGGGTCAATGCTGCCCATCGGTTACTACGCCCTGAAGGGTGCCGGTGTCCTTGGCGGGACTCCTCAGCCGCAGCAATCGCAGAAAGGCGGCGGATTCGATCCAGACCTGGCTGCAGCTGAGGCCGCGCATCTTCAGGAGATGGGCCTGGCCCCGCAGCAAAAACCCGCTGGCACCTCGCCTGCGCAGCCGACCACACTAGACCGCATTCAGCGGAGCAGGAGCTACTGATGACCCTCATCCAGACCTGTCGGTTCAACGACCTGACATCGAACTCCGTCGTGTTCACCACAAGCCTGTCCACCAGCGGTGGGTTCGCCCTGAACACCTATTGCGGCGGGATGATCCTGGTAGCCTCTGGGTCAGCGTCCACGACCCTGACTTTCTATGTGAAGACGCAGTCCGATTCATCGACATCGTTTCAGGCTTACGACTCCACCGGCACGGCGGTGACGCTGAGCGTTGTTGGCGGTCGGTGCTACCCGATCCCCGATGAGCTGTTTGGGGCGTTCTACGTTACCGCGACCACCGGATCGGGGACGGTCACTTGTCAACTTTTGCTGAAGGGCTGACATGCCAGATGCAGTGAAGATCAGTGAGCTGGAGACCCGGTCTGCGAATTCGACCGACTTCCTCCCGGCCATCGACAGTACGTTCAGCCAGACTGTGCGGATCAGCGCCGGAACCATCGCCGCGATTGGCGGCGGGCCTCCAGGCGACGGTACGGTCACGACGGCGAAGCTCGTCAACAATGCGGTGACCTACGCCAAGATCCAGAACGTCAGTGCGACGGACAAGATCCTGGGCAGGGCCAGCAGCGGCTCAGGTGTTGTCGAGGAGATCGCCTGCACTTCAGTTGGTCGCGGCCTGCTGGCATGCGCCACTGCCGCCGCCGCGCGGGTGTTCCTGGACGGCATGCAGAGCCTTGCCAGCCCGGTGTTCACCGGCCAGCTCAAGACCGACGCCGGAACCTCGGCTGCGCCCGCGTACAGCACGACGCTCGACGGCGACACTGGAGTCTTCTTCCCCGACGAGAACACTGTCGGCATCGCTACGGAAGGCAAGCTTCGGTGGCAGATCGACTCGGAAGGCACCACCTGGTCGGCCATTCCCGGCCAAAGTTCCGGTTCGCCAGACTACACCCCGGTCATGCGTCCGCAGTACGCGGTTCGTGCATGGGCGTTTTTCACCGGCAACACCTCTGGTAGCACGACGATCAACAACCAGGCCACCATCGCGGCCAGGTACGGCAAGACCAATTCGCTGTACCTCGACGGAACGATCACTGCTGACGTAGCGTCAGGCGCTACGGTCACGAAGATCAAGGATCTGGAAAACTCCCTGTACAGCAACACCCTGTCGGCGGTCTCCGCCACGGCAGCGGATGGACGGACGAATTACACCACACCCGCCGACAACACGCACTGGGCATGGAATGCCACCACCGGGGCTTGGTATCGGGTGGCCGCAACGGGTCGATCCTGGATTGGAAGCATCACCTTCTCGTCCAATACGAACTACCCACTGCTTGCGTCTGGTGGCGTGACCTCTGTTGTGCAGATCACTGGCGCAGGCCGGTATCAGGTCAACTTCCTCAACACCATGCCCGACACCAACTACGCGGTCGTGTTTGGTTCGAGCACCGCCGAAGCGGTCAACTCAAGAGGCTCGACCTACGACACAGTGACTTCGCGCAATGTGGCGTACTGCCAGATCGCCCATGTGGACTCTGCGGCGTATGCCAACCCCACGACAATGAGTGTTGCCGTATTCCGCTAGGAGGACTCATGGACGAGCGAATCATTTACCCGAACGACGATGGCGGAATCGCGATCATCTTCCCTGTGGCCTGCGGCCTGTCGGTAGAGGAGATCGCACGAAAGGACGTTCCCGCCGGGCGTCCGTACCTCATCATCCAGCACTCAGACCTTCCGGAGGACAGCATCTACCGGGACGCCTGGACGGCAGACTTTTCCAACCCGCACGGACATGGGATCGGTGCGGAAGCCTGGCATGCGGAGAGGAACAATGCCGCTAATTAGCATCGACCCAGAGCGTCAGGCTGAGATCCAGAAGGCGACCGACCTCGCCAACCTGGACTTCTGGTGGGCAAACGTCATTGCCGATGGCTGGCCCACTCCAGACGGCTGGAGGCTGGGCCTGACGGAGCAGGATGTGAGCCTTCTCACTGGTGTGTTCGTCCTCGCCAAGGAGGCCGACGCTGCCGGTGCTGCCCTGCCCCCGGTGATCGACAAGGATGGCGTCCCCCGCACCTTCTCCAGCCTCGAAGACATGACGGCGATGATGCTGGCCTATGGGCAGGCGAGGGCTGAGCTGTCGGCGGAATACGCCTCCCGCAGGGCTGCGATTGGGTAGCTGATGAGGCAGGCCTCCCGCCCACAAACACTAGGAGGCGGCACAGCACCCGCCCGCTAGACAGGCGCAGCTATGCCGTACAACCCGCGCACAAACCGCCCAAGGAAGCGCAGCTACCACCCAGAGGCTGTGGCGTGGCGTACTGCTGCTCTGGCAAACGGCGGAACGGGCATCACGCCTTCTGTGATGTCGGCGGTTTCCGCCTTTTGTAGGGCCATCGACGCGGCTGGCATCCGCAGCAAGTTCCTGCGACTCAACCTCATCTGCGGCGGCAACCTCGCAGCCGCCAGAACGCCGCTTTACCGCGGTGCGTCGGCAAGCGGCACGCAGTACGGCGGCACCATAGACGCAAACATCGGGCCGTATGTGTCCGCGAACTACTCAGAGGCAACGGGCCTTGCTGGCGATTACTACAAGGTGCTGGACACTGGGCTTGACCTTCCAACTGCCTACACATTCGGCTGCCAATACAACGACGTGCATCTGGCGGTCTACAACCGCGACTACGGCGAACTTTTCCTGTTTGGCTATATGGATTGGGGCGGCTGGGCTGACGATTGCGGGCTTGTGATTGACGCCTCGTACGGCGGCGGCGTGTTGAGCACGACGCTCTCTAACATGCCCTGCAACACAATGGTGGCAGGCGCAGGCTCTACGGGAACAGCAAACCACTTCGTTGAGGCGAACAAGAACAGCAGGGGATATGGGTTTCACCTTGCTGAATTCCCTTCGTCCAACACAGGCGTGTACACCCGGAACGGCACTGACATTACATACGGGACTACAACTGGCTCCCTAGTGTCGTTTCAAAACGCCACAAACTATCCGACCCCGCTTGTGGCTGGCGGTTTTGCGCAGACTAACGTATCAGACCCAGACTATACTCCATTCACTGACTATTACGGCGCGTCCGCAACCATCGCCGCGTATTCGGTCGGCAAGTCGCTTGGCTCTAGCGCCGCCCGATCTGCGTACAACACCGCGATGGCGGCATTCCAAACTGCGCTTGGCCGCGCGATCACAACTAATCACCCATGAGTGGAGTCGTCTAATGGGCTGGCTGACGGTGACGGACGGGCAGCGCGCATCGCTTGCGGCGTTCAACACAGGCAGCGTTCGCGTCAGCGTCGTGCGCGGCAAGCAGGGCGGCTGGCTGGCCTGCGATGACGCACTGACAGACGCTGTTCCAGGAGGGCCGCTACAGCGTTTCGCGGAATGGTACGCAGCACTAACGCCCACCGACGATGAGCCTGCCCCAGTGGTTCGCCCCGCACCGCGCACAAGGCCGACACCGGCACAGTAAGGCAAAGGAGTACGACGATGGAAATGCTCGAACAGCTCATGGCGAAGATTCGCCGCCCGCGGCAGCGGATGCAGTACAGCCCGATGTCCCAAACCGGCGGCGACAATCCCGGCATGCGCGGAGCGTTGAATGCTCTCGACACCCAGGCCATGACGGATCGGGCGCAGGGGATCGACATCTCGTCTGTGGTGCCGCCAACTCGCCTAGCCTCGGCCAACATGGACGATGTCTACGGCCAGCAGGAAGCGCCAGCGGCTGATGCCCCAGGCCCGACGATCCGGCTGGCAAGCGCTCCGCAGCAGTCGCAGGCGTACCGCATTGAGTGCGGCCCTGGCGGGTGCCGCCGCGTACCCGTCATGCAGTCGCAGTCTCAAGCGTTGCCAGAGGGCGTGACTCTTGGGCCTGGGGAGTCGTTTGTTCCTGGGTCGCTACGGGAGGTGCCGTCTGGTCAGGCTGCGCCGACCCCCCAGCCCGCAGCACCTCAGCAAGCCCCTGCCCAGGCCGCAGCTCCCCAGGCGGCAGCTAGGCCTTCGGTGCTGGACGATCAGATGTGGATGTCGCGCGGCGACGAGCACATCCGGCGTGCGCGGGCCGCAATCGGCATGCGCGATGCCGTCACCTCCCGCACTGAGACTGAGTTTGCCAAGCAAGCGCTCAACATCGGGATCGCCGCCGCGACCCTCAAGGCGCAGCAGGAGTTGCATGAGGCATCGCAGACCAACGTAAAGCGATCACTTGATCTGCAGCAACAGGAGCTGGAGATCAAGTCTGGCGCTTTTGCCCAGAACGCAGAGCAGACGATTCGCTCCGATGTCACCAAGCCTTCCGATGAGCGCGTGCGAGAGATTCTCGCCCGCAGGATGGCGGCGAGGTCGCAGATACCTGGGTTTGTGATGAATGAGGATGCTGCAAAGAAGGAAGAGGCGATGGAACGCGGCATCATCGCCGCTCAAGACACCAGCTTTTATTTGGAGGGATACCTGTCTGCCCTGGATGAGCACCGCGCTGCAGCCGGTGCTGGGCAGGATGCGAATCCCGCATACGCGAAGATGAGGCTGATTGACGGCAAGATGCGTCAACTGCTGTCTGACCGATACAGCACCCTTCCGACGCCTGAGGCACGACGCCAGGCAATAGAAGGAGAGCTTGGGCCTGTCTACATCAACGTCTACCAGAAGCGCATGGCTGGCGAAGACGGTCGGGCTAACGCGGCACAGGTTCAGTCTGCTGTCCTCACCAAGCTCACCCAGCACAGGGCGGCGCTTGAGCGAATGATCGCAGACCCTGTCAATGAGACCCCCTACAAGTATGTCTTCCCCCGCGACCAAGAGCCGCAGCCAACAGGAGCTGAGTGATGTCTGCGTTAATTCCTGCGTTGATCCAGTATCTGCTGAAGCAGCGCGGCGGAGGAGGTGGAGGCGGTCGCGGCGGCTATCAGAAGTCGCCTGAGGAAAGAGCCTGGGATGCCGCGGTTCGCTGGGGCAACCGGGAGGCGGGTGGTGATGACGAGGGCGGCAACGCCATCAAGCAGCTCGAAGACCTGGCTGAGCAGTACCGGCAGGCTGCTGCGCGAAACAACGGCATGGCAACGGGTAAGAAATAATGTTTGGCCTACTTGGTGGGTTGCTGGGTGGTGGACTGCGGCGCAGCATGCCGATGCGCAGGCCGCTCCTCGGACTGCTGGCTAATCGGATGTCTAGGTCTGGGTCTTCCACGCAGCAGTCCTCGTCTGCACCGCGCAACCAGGTTCAGCAGCAGCAGGAGCAGCAGCAGCAGGAGAAGAAGCAGGAGGAACAGCAGCAGCAAGAGCAGGAGCAGGCGGCTCAGGCAGAGCAGGCACCGCAGCAAACCGCCCCGGCTCCGCCGCCGCTTGTGGAAAAGGCGTCGAGCGACATGCAGAAGGTGGCGACCCAGCGACAGGAGTCGCTTGAACAGCCGCAGAAACCTCAGGAGCAGAGGCCTGTGACAGCCGCCCTGCTGGACGATCAGCCGACCGCCGCCACCCAGACGCCTCGCCTTGGCTCTGACGCTCCGCCGCAGGCTGAGTCCCTGGTCAACCAGACTGAGGCACCGACGCCTGTGGCGATGCCTGCGGAGGACAAGTTCCCAAACGCTCCGCAGCTGGCCCTGTCTGGGCTGGTGGACAAGATCAGCGAAATCCCAGATCGCCGGTCGTTCCCGATGGAAGATCCGAACCCGTCGAAACCGGCTGACACGACGAGCCAGGCTGCGTACACGCAGGGGTCTCCCAGCTACCACTACCAAACCATGGGCAGCTGGACTGCCCTGACGCCCTCCTTCAGCTACAAACGATGATCGGCATCACGCCAATCTACGACGAGTACGGTCGGCTGGCCTCGCCGCGCCGCGGCCCGACCATGCCTGAGGAGGAGAAGCAGGATCTGCTGCGCAGCCTGGTCTCGAACTCTTGGGGTGCGCTCGACACCATCGCCAAGACGCTCGACACGCCTGGCGCTATCGCCCGCGGCGTACTTGCTGGAGATCCACTGTCGGGGTTTTCCTGGGACTCGGAGCGTCGGGTCACAGGGGATGAGCTGCTCAAGAGCTACGGCCTGACGAAGGACTGGAAGAATCCCTACGCCACGGCGGCGGCAGACTTCGGGGTCTCCGTCCTGACAGACCCAATGACTTGGGCAGCGCTGCCGATGTCCGCACTGACCCGCGCGGGCAAGGCGGCAAGAGCCGCCGGGGTGCTCGACTACGCTCCGATTGCGGCGCAGCGGCGGATGGGTGCTGCGGCCAAGCAGACGCTCACTGGCAGAGCTGCCGACGCTGCCCTTGATGATCTGCTGCCGATGGGGCTGGCGAAAAATGAAGCCAACTACGCGATTCGCCCGCTTGTCGGCCCCCGCGCCGCCCGGCTCAGCACCACCCTGGACGAGGCTGTGCAGGCTGCGCCAGACCCGCAAGAGGCACTTACGCGCGTCACTCAGTACCTCGGCAACAAGGGTCTTGGGTACGACGATATCAAGGGCGAGAAGCTTGGCGGGCTATTCGGGTTTGGGCCTTTTACGTTCGCACCGCCAGGAAGCTCGAAGGTAGCGGACGCCTTGGATGCCGCCGGGCAGGCTATCGCATGGAGCAAGCCCGCGCGGCTTGCCAGCTCCCTGTTCGATCAGCGCGTTGCTGGGATGACGGAGGCTGGCGACCAGCTTGAGGCGCTCAAACATTGGAATCGGCTGGAAGGCGCAAAGCAGATGGGTCGTGCCGCCGCCGCCAGCCATGCGTTCACCGCAACGTCGATCCCAATGACCGACCGGGCGAAGTCCCTGTTGGGTGCCGACTCCTTAATGTCCCCTCAGGGGAATGATCTGCTGCAGCGGGCATTCGAGGGGAAGATGACGGCTACCGACAGGGCCGTCGCACAGGCTCTGCCAGGCTTTGATAGTGCGGTGCAGAGCTGGGACAGGCTGCGGCGCACCAACGTCGCTGAGGCGAAGCGGCTCGGCCTGAACTACACCGAAATCAAGGACAAGCACGGCACCCTCTATTCGCCGCGCACCGGGTCGGAGTTCGATTTCGGTGAGTACGGAGAGGGGTACGGGCGGTCGCTCTTCAACACTCGCACACTGGAGGGCATGAGCCGGAATCCGGCGCTGTCCACGCCTGGTGGAACCTCGGAGCTGCGTGAGATATCGATGCTCCAGGTTGTCCGCGACTACGCGATGCAAGGCCGGGAGTCGCCGCAGAGCGCCGCGTCCGTTGGTGCAGAGATCGTCAGGTTCGTGAACGGCAGGGCAGGACGCCAGGCCATCGACCAGGCTCAGGGCGAGGCTATTGCTGGCGTCATGTACCGCCTGAACAAGGACTTGCCAGCCAACGTCCCGGCGTTTGCTGGTCATCCCCTCAATGAGCAGACCCGCGTCATCGTCAGTCAGGCTGTGGCGCGGGAGAACGCCAAGTATGTCTACGACAGCCTGGTGGATTCGGCCATTCCCGCCCAGTACCGACAGGTGGGTGGCAGCGGTTTCCGGAATCTCGACGCAGCAGCTCAGGAGATCGCCGGAAAGGTCGGCCTGAAGACGGGTGCCGCCGGTCTCGACTCAGCTGTTCGCAAGCAGATCGTAGATCGGGTGGCGGCAAAGTTTGGAATGAATCCCAGCCAGGTCGATCTGTCGCAGCTGTCCATTCCCGAAGAGGTCTACAACCGCCTGGGCCGAATCCAGGACTTCTACAGCTCGCCCCGCGCGCAGCAGGAGGTGAGCGGACTGCTGGACAGCTTCACCAACCTATTCAAAAGTGCGGTTCTCGCCTGGCCCGCCCGCCATGTCAGGGACATGTATAGCAACGTCCTGTCGGTGTGGCTGGAGACCGGCAACCCAGCGGTCACCTACCAGGGATTCTCCATCGCCAAATCGGTGCTGGCCGGGAACATCGATGATGTGCTGCCTCGCATCGCCAAACTTCCGCAGTACCAGGGCATCAACGACACCGCGCTGCTCAAGCGTCGGTTCTTCGAGGACGCTGCTTCGTCCGGTGTCCTGCAGTCGCTGGCCCAATCCGATCTGCTGACCGCCCGGCAGGCCGGTGATGTGAGCCGCGTACTGCCTGGCGTCACGCCCGTCACCAGGTCTGGTGCGTTTCGTGAGCTGCTGCCGGATGGTAGCCGCAATCCGCTGCAGATGCTGGGCGACGTTGCTCAGATTCGCGGCCTGACCAACAAGTTCGAGACTCGCAATCCCGTACTCAACTGGTCACAAAAGCTGAGCGATGCCAACGACTCTATCGCTCGGCTCGGCGGGTGGATCGCACTTCTGTCTCAGGGCAACAGTCCGCTGCAAAGCGCCGACCGCATCAAGCGTAGCCTGGTGGACTACGGGTCTCTCACCACCTTCGAGCGCGGATTCGCCAAGAAAATTTTTCCTTGGTGGACATACCAGAGCCGCATTGGCAAGTACGTTGTCGAGAGCCTGCTGCAGAACCCCGGCGGTCAGTATGCCCAGGCGCTACGGGGCATGGACATCCTGCAGCGACCGACAGAGGAGACCTATATCCCAGAGGGGATGCGGCAGCAGTTCACCATCCGCATTCCGGACGGCGTGATGGAGTCCCTCGGAATGACGCAGCCTCCTGGGACGCAGACTGTGCTCCGGAACTTCGACTACCCAGGCGTCGATGCGTTGTCTTTGTGGCAACCCGACAGCATCCAGGGGACGATTGGCAATCTTTTTGGGCAGACCAATCCGTTCATCAAGGGTGCAGCGGAGCTTGCGTTCAACCAAGACCTGTTCTCGAAGAGGCCGCTCGACCAGAGCAACCCGGCGATCAACAAGATTTATCGGGCCATCAGCGGCGGCGACAACCTGTCCCCGTTGGCGAAGGTGATCGGCTCGAACATCCCAGGCACACAGCGACTTGTGAACCTGGCCGGTGGCCTGCTGGATGACCGGCTCCCCCTGCCGCAGCGGCTCGTCAAGGAGGGGTTCAACACGACCGCTGGCATTCAGGCCGCGGTCATCGATCCGGATTATGCGGACACCGAAGCGCGTCGAGAGCTTGCCAAGGATCTCCGCGGCTACACGAACGACATGGTGATCTCCACCATCGACAAGGAGCGCATCCAGGACGCTCCTCCCGATCTGCAGAGGAAGGCTCTGCTGGATCAAGTGCTGGCTGCAGAGCAACGCAAGGCTCGCGCCGCGGAAAAGCCACGCAAACGCAAGGCGACATCACTTTCCATACTTGGGTACTGACCATGAGCGACATCATTCGCAAGCACAAGACTGCTGCCTGGACTCGCAAGGAGGGCAAAGACCCAGATGGCGGTCTGAATGACAGGGGTCGGGCCTCGTACAACAGGGAGCATGGTGCCAATCTTCAGCGACCGCAGCCTGAGGGTGGGCCTCGTCGCGACAGCTTCTGCGCCCGAATGAAGGGAATGAAGGGCAAGCTGACGAGCAAAGAGACAGCCAACGATCCGAACTCCCGGATCAACAAATCCTTGCGGGCCTGGAACTGCTGACCATGAGTGACGGAATCAATGCCAAGTGCCGGAGGCCGCAATGAGCAAGGTGATTCGCGAATACCAAAAGATGCAGCGCAACCTTCTGTACCTCCCGAACGACCAGGCGATGCGCAGGTCTGCTAAGCCTGAGCTGCTCCAGCCCTACCCCACATCCCCACGCATCGAAGAAATGCCATCGCCCAAGGTCGAAGGTGTCCCTCGGATCGGAGATCCAATGGAACGGTTCCGCAACCCGCCGCCAGGTAGGAGGCTACTGTGAGCGACATCATCCGACAGGCGAGGGCCATGTACGGCCCTGCATTCGACACCATGATGCAGGACGCCGGGCAGATCAAGGCTGAGTACGTTGCGGGCGGCGGAGATCCCGCGGACGTTTACTCCCCTGAGCGCGTCCAGGCCTACGCTGACGGCGGGCCTGCCGCCCTCGAAGGTGAGCCGATGCAGACCAGGGAGGACGGCTCCATCGCTGGCCCCTATGTGCCGACTGAGATGGCGCTCGCCAATAACATGGTGCAGCGGCAGGCCATCCCGGCTGTCCTGGCTGCACTCACAGACGGCGTCCAGACCGTCAGCTCAGGGGTTCGAGATGGTGTTGGTTTCGCCATTGGCCGCGCACCGGACGGAAGCATAGTGAGGGTCGAGCGATGAGCGACATCATTCGGGCGGCGAAAAAGGGTCTCTACGCAAACATCCACGCCAAGAGGGCGCGGATAGCCAGCGGCTCTGGCGAAAAGATGCGCAAGCCGGGACAAGAAGGCGCGCCATCAAAGCAAGATTTCGTCAACTCCGCGAAGACTGCGAAACGAAAATGAGCGACCTCATTCGACAAATGTGCTGCAAGAGCTGTGAGCAGGAGCAGCGGGAGAACCAGCGGCAGATCGCACGACTGACCCGCGCTGTCAGGCAGGGCCAGCAGCAGACCTACGCTCCGCCGCCGCCTCCCATGCGGCCACAATACCCAAACTTCATTGTCCCCGTCCTCGTCACCAACATGCCCCCTGCCATCAGAAGGTGATCATGTATCAACCGCTGAGTTACGCTGAGTACGCCAATCCCCGTCGCTACGGCGAACCAACGCAAGTCATAACGCCAGACGAGCCGCCGATTCCGCAGCAGACGCACTCCGTCCTGCGGCGCGATCCAGCGCCCGGCTTCCACATCCGCGATTTGATTGAGCGACTCCGCCCTCGCACCCCCTCAACTAATCCAGGGGAGCAGGGCCGACAGGCGCGGTGAGCTGCGACTGATCGATGTAGTGGCGGGTCGCCAGGTGGGCTTGGCTGTGTTGAAGGAATTGAGTGGCACTGCCCCTCTCCCTCAGCTCCGACTGCGTTGCGGCAGCTCGGCGCAGCCATTTGCTGGAGCCTGCGAACCCATGCTCCTTGAGGAACTCCTTCCACATCTTCACAGCCCTGCGGCGAGGCAGGCACCAGAGGAACACCGTATCGTCTGGTGAACGATCCAGCAGACGAGTGACTGCCTTGATCGTCCCAGGGCTGAGCTGCCGCACCAGACCCTTGCCGGTCTTTCGAGCGGTGAGCACGACGCATCCGTTGCGAATGTTCTCCCGCTTGAGGTGCAGGATGTCAGAGAACCTGACCGCCGTTTCAAACCCAACTCCAACCCAGGCGGGCAAAACGTCGCACCGCTTTAGGTTCCGCAGCCGATTGGATATACGCCCGTTGTCCTGCCTGGCGCACTCCATGAGTCGCTGCAGTTCCTCTCTCGTCCAACAGGTAGGGGGTGTTGACGCCTGCCGGATCTTTCGTATCCTGCACGGCTGTACATCAGTGAGTCCCTCTTCGTGCGCGAAACGCCACAAAGTCAGCAGCTCCCGGCGAATGTTGCTTCGCGTCGTGGCCGACAGAGGAAGCATCGCCAGGAAATTGTTTATCCGCTCCGCGGTCAGTTGACCCACTTCAGTGATGCCGCTAGTTTCAAGTTTTTTGACTGTCCGACGCATGCTCTCCAGGTAGCGAAAGCTCATTTCGTGGGACATTCCGTACTCCTGGAGGAGTTCGCGAACGGTCATGGTCTTTAACGGTAACGAAACAAAGTTAATTTTGGACGACGATACCATTGCACCACCTTTTGGGGTATGCAACCTCCCTGTCACGAAAATTAGCGGGGCAAGCTAGCCAGCCAGGGGGAGGAAAACGCTCTTGACGAAAAAACGGAAGACGCCTTACGATCCGCAACTTCACCCAAGGGAGGATAACGATGACGGTCGGGACAAACCCCGACCGAATTGAGGGTGACAAGCGACCCGGCTTCATAAGCCGGGTGTCGCCGGTTCAAGTCCGGCCGCCGCTAGTCACAAACGATTCGGTCACAGTCTGCCATTCGCCAGCGGAGGATTACCACCGCTGGTCTGAGGTCTCCTGTTCGCAGCTCAAGGCGCTCGCCGCCTCTCCGCTCGAATTCTACGCCCGGCACATAGCCGGGTCAGCCCCTGCCAAGAGAGGACAATCTCTTGAATACGGGACTCTCCTGCACCTCTGGGCGGAGGTCGGTGAGGAAACTTTTTGGAGCAGGGTTGCTTGCCCCAGCGATGACCTCCTGACTCCAACAGGACAGGTTGGCAAAGCCGCCAAGGCATGGATCGCTGAGCAACCTGAGGGAGCGATCATCGTCAGCCCAGCTGACCGCGCTCAGCTCTGGAATCAGACTCGTCAGATCCTGGCGAACAAGGCCGCTGCCCGACTGCTTGATGAGTCTGTGGATCGGGAGTTCAACGTCCGCTTTCGGTGGAACGGCCATGACTGCCGCAGCCGCATCGACGGTGCGACGGCCAGCAAGTTCTACGATCTGAAGACAACGTCGGAGGCCGACCCGCAGAAGACCGCCATGCTGGCGATGCGGAAGTGGCACTACGACCTTCAGTCCGCGATGTACGGGGAAGCCGCCATCCAGTGTGGATGGGAGCCGCATGCCATGCGGTTCATCTTCACCTCGAACGTCTGGCCGCACCTCTGTGCGGTGGTCTATCTGCCTGCCGATCTGCAAGAGCGCGGACGGCGGAAATGCTTGGCGTTGCTTGCCGAACTGAAGCAGCGCCGTGAGTGGGATTCGTGGCTCCCGTCTGGGTATGGCGAGGAGCATGAGCTGGAGGTTCCGCACTACATGAGGGAGGGAAACTGACATGGAGAGTTCGTTCTCAAGGCCAAGGAAGCTGACCGTCTACCGGGAGCGCAGTCAGTCCGTCGCTCGGCTGATGTCTCAGCTGGCGAAGGCGATGAGTGAGTTCACGCCTGTGGTGCGTGATGCTGAGGGGACTGTGGTGCGTCACGGCAAGCCTGTGACCTACCGCTACTCGACCCTCGACAGCATCAACCGCAGCACCAAGCAATTCTTGCTCAAGCACGGCGTCGTGCCGTCGCAGGAGTACTGCGTCAGTGATGAGGGCGTGACGCTGGTCACGACGCTGAGCTTTGGCGACGAGTTCCTCAGCTCGACGCTGCCCATCAAGCAGTTCGATGACAGCCAGCGGCTGAAGGCCCACATGTCCTACATGCGGCGCACGGCACTGGAGGCATTGCTGTGCCTGTCTGCTGAGGACGATGCGGACGGTGCCGATGCCGTCGAGAAGTCTGAGGAGGCTCCGTCGAACGCCACCTGGGCGGCACAGGAGCGGCTGGCGAGAGATGCCATCGCCGCTGCCAAGACCCCGGCTGCGGTCGAGAGCATCCTGGCAAAGATCGCAAAGAAGATCGAAGGCGGAGACATGAACCCCAACTGCATCGGTGCCATGGAGGACGCAGCCGCGAACCGGATGGATGAGCTGAACGCTCAGGAGGTGACGGCATGATCGCCCCACAGGAACTGCTTGAGATCAAGGCTCGACTGATCACAGCTGCTGAGTCTGCCCGCGCAATCGCGTCCAGTGCCTCGCCCGTCTACTACGACGAGGAGGAGTACGGGCGGGTGTACCAAGCTCTGCAGTGCATGAAGGGTGACATCACCCGCGTCCTCGCAGAGCTGGACGTTCTGCGTGGCATGTTCGCTACCAACCTCACCAATTTCTTCATGGAGGGAGTCACCAATGGATTGGGCGTATCTGACGGTCGAGGAGCTGTGGGACAAGTGCAAGACGCACAGGGTGGGCCAAGTGGCGAAGAGGTCGGGACGCTGCAGCCCAGCGGAGCTGGTGGCGGAGTTCAAGAGGAGCGGCCTGCTCGGAAACGGCGAAGTCGATCCCAGCCCCGACGAAATCGAAAGGGCGACGGCGGAGCTGAAGCGGGGGTGGGATCGGGCGACGGAGCAGGCCAGGTGGATAGCGGCGCACAGGCCTGACGCCGCACTTATCTAGCCAAGGAGGGCTGAGGGATGGACTGCCTATTTCCGGAGTTGAGCGACGAGTCTGCGCCCAAGCCGTTCGTTGCCCGACCGTACCAGATCGCCGCCGCCGAAGCAGTGGAGAACTGCCTTCGGGACAGAAGCTCATGCTTCATCGTCCTGGCGACCGGGTGCGGGAAGACGGAGATCGGCATCCTGCTCTGGGAGCGCGTTGCACAACGCAGCGGCATCCTGGTTATCACGCCACGCATTGAGCTGGTCGATCAAGCGGCTGAGCGATTCCGCTTGCGTGGCGTACCCTGCGAGGTCGAGCGGGCGCACTACCACTCCGACGCCGATGTGACGATTGCCTGCTACGACAGCCTCATCAAGAAGCGTCGGTATGAGAAGTTCCTGCAGCGGGTGAAGCTCGTCCTGGTTGACGAATCGCACATCAACTTCACCCGCGCCGCCATCCGCATGCTGGACGAGTTTCGGCAGAACGGTGCGAAGATCGTCGGCATGACCGCCACGCCGCGGGTGGGCAAGAAGCAGAGCTTGTCCGACTTCTACGGCACCTGTGCCTATACCTACCTCTACCAGCAGGCGAGGGACGAGGGGTTCTTGGTCAACTGCAAGATATGGCTGACCGTCCTGCAGAACCTCGACCTGTCGAAGATCCCGACCGTCTGTGGCGACTACGACGGCCAACAGCTCAACCGCTGGCTGAAGCAGGAGAGCGCCCTCCAGGCTGTGGCGTCACTGGTCGAGCAGACATACGAACGCAAGCAGTCGCTGGTCTTTGCCCGCAGCATCGACCATGCGGAGCTGCTGTGCGACATCCTCCGCCGCCGCGGAATCCTCTGCTCAATCGTCCACTCGGACGTTAACCGCCTTCCCGAAGACGAGCGCCGTCGCAATCTCCAGGACTTCGAGGAGAAGCGCACGCATGTCATGGTCAACGTCGAGGTCTTGACATTGGGTTGGGACTGCCCGGCGGTCGAAAAAATCTATATCGCACGGCCCACGCAGAGCATCGACCTCTACGGCCAGATTTTCGGCAGGGCCACCCGCCCGCTGCCTGGTGTGGTTGACGGGCTGAAGACCAGCACTGAGCGGCGCGCCGCCATTGCAGCGTCGGCCAAGCCGTTTTTCGAGATATTCGACCTGTGCGATGCCAGCAGACACAACAAGCTGATCACCGCAGCCGACTTCCTCCACCCGAACATGGACAGGGATCTGCAGCGGAGGGTGCGGAAGAAGCAGGAGGCCGCGCCAACCCTTGACATCGACTCCATAGTCGAGGCTGAGCGAAAGGCCATGGCCGCTGAGCAGGCCGCTATCGACATGCTGGAGATGAGCCGCCGCCGGAACGTCGTGGCGGATGGCGAGTTTGGCCTGTACGCGCGGGACGGCTTCGCAGAGGTCGAGCGCGATGACCGGAGAGGGCGCAGGTACACAGTGATGCTGTGGGGCAAGTACAAGTCGCAGCCCTTCCACAAGGTTCCGGTGGACTACCTCCGCTGGAAGGTCGCCAACTGCACCTCACCACAGAATCACCCAGGATATTTCCCTGCGATCCGCAAGGAGATCATGCGCCGCATGAGCGCAGCCCGGTAGCAAGCCACAGCGGTGCCTCATTTTCTGGCTGTCTGACACCGCTCTAGAAATCAACCAGTGCCAGCCTAAAGAAGGCCTGCCTACGCAGGAGCGGCTAGTCCGCACAACCCAGTGCAAACGCGCGAATTCCAGGCAACGGGCTGGCTAGTGATGCCAGCTGAAAACCCCAACGTCCTGGGCCACCGCTGAAACCCGCAGACATAAGGCGTCACTGCACCGCAGGCCGCAAGGCCACTGAAGAGGGCAACCCCGCCCTTTTCAGCAGGGATGGGGTGCGCGACAAGGAGGTCGAGCGATGAAGACGGACGAGCAGTTTGCCCAGGACATCGACCAGGGAAACGAATGGGAGAAGCAGCTCTGGGCTGAGCTGTCGAAGTACATCTACGGGCTGACCGCTCCTGTCGCCGCAGAGAAGGTCGGGGCGAAGGTTGTGGGCGGGTTCCTCTACACACCAGACATGGCGGTCAAGACCCTGGTCGCAGTGAACCAGAGGGACAGGGAGTTCTACGGCGAGACCATCGCGTCGATTGAGGCAAAGGTGCGGCTGGGGAGCGGCTTCGATTTCACCGGAGCGGACGATTTCCCCTACCCAGACCTCATCGTCAATGAGGTCTACAAGACCGCTCCTCAGAACCTGACGCCAGGCGACTACCTCAAGCTCTCAGTGCAGGAGCAGAAGACGTTGATGCGTCCCTTCCACTCCTACTGGATTGCGTCTACAAGCCGCCAGCATGTGGCTGTGGTGATCCCGGCAACCAAGCCGCTGTGGACTCAGAAGTCGCTCTACAGCCCCAAGGATCGCAGGCCTGCTTTGAACTGGATGTGTCCGATCCGGCGGGAGAACGGGCGGCAGGCGGTGCTCTTTGGAAAGTTCCCGGAAGATGTCCCGCGTCTATTGACATACCTTTAAAATTCTGATTGTCACCAACACCCATGCAAGGAGGGGAGCAGATGAAGGTTCGATATCGCCTGGCAAACGCTGAGATTGAGGTCGATGGCAAGGACACGAAGGACGCATTCACGCAGCTGAGCGGAGCCGTTGAGGTCTTCGGGCAGAGCCAATGCGGAGCCTGTGGTGGCAAGGATGTGGTGCCTGTGTGCCGCGAAGTGCAGGGCAACAACTTCTTCGAGCTGCGGTGCCTGAAGTGCGGCGCGACTCTGGCATTCGGACAGCGCAAGCAGGACGGAGCGCTCTATCCGCGGCGGAAGGATAAGGACGGGGAGTACCTCGACAACTTCGGGTGGGTCAAGTTCCAGAAGCGCGGCGATGCAGCCGAACCCTTCTGACATTGACGCACTGATGGGGATACCAAAGCACGACGGACTCACCCCCGGCGACTACATGTTGAGTCACCAGCGGTGTGCTGTGTGCCATTGGCCCGCAGGACGCAAGGGACGCTGGCTTGAGCTTCATCATCTGGTTGGCGGTGCAGGCCGGAAGGATCTGCCATGCGGCTCAAATTGGTTGGCAACATGCTGCCGATGCCATCATGCAATCCATGATCGGCTCCCAGAATACGGAGAGCTGCCAAAGGGAGCACTGCTCACAGCCAAGGATGAAGAGGATGGGCCGGTCGATGCCGCTAAGTTGGCGGCACTCAAGGGCAGGAGAGCGCTACCCTACGAACGCGAACCCATACCGAAGAAATTCCTAGAGGATCGTACAAGGAGAGGCGGTGATCCATGGCCCTGAAACGCGGAGGAAGCCGTAGGAAAGGCAAGGTCGGGGAGCTTGAAATCTGCCATGAGCTGGGCAACCGATTCGGCTGGAAGGCCCGACGCTCAGCCCCGATGCAGGCTGGGAATACGGGCTACGCCGACATCGTCTGCGACCAGACGCCTAGCCTTTTTTTGGAAGTCAAGCGGGTCGAGAAGCTCAACGTCCCAAGAGCACTTGCGACCGCGGTGAGTCAGGCTGGGCGGAAATGCCCGGTCGTACTTCACCGGCAGAACAGGTCGCCGCTGGGCTGGATGATGACCCTGCGGCTCGAAGACCTACCAAGGCTGTGCCATGCGTACCAAGTTGCCGCAGATGATTCGATGGCTTCGGCGTCACTTTCCGACAAAGACCCCGACGATAGTGAAGGTGGTTGCGGAAATCCCAGGTGCTCACGGCATCTGCCTGGTCGGGGAGGGTCGAGCATTGATCCGACTCGCAAGGTCAACCGAACCGCTGATGAAAGAGACTCTGATTGAGGAGTGGTGTCATGTGCTCAGGCACGACACACCTGTCCCCTGCGAAGACGATCACGACCAGATTTTCTGGGCGATTTATGGACACGTCACCAAAGCCTGGCGAGGCGAATAGCCGCACCCCTGAGCAGCTCATGGCTGAGGGGTGGCGTCCTGTCAGCCTGGACAGCCTGCCGGATCGCGGTCGCATCCAGTTCCTCGACGCGGACGGTCGCGTCATCGACAGCAAGGCCGGTGGCGTAGAGATCGTCGGTGTGCCGCTGTGGTGGAGGGAGGCGATTGATGACTGAGGACATTACCTCGCAGCTGCGCCGATGGACGCACAGCGTAACCGCCCTGCCAGCCAGCAAACTCATGGATATGGCAGCGGACGAAATCGACCGGCTGCGGCAGATCATCAAGGGCGGGTGTACTTCTGATCCATCTGCGACTGATTCTCTGCGCGGTGATTACGAAGTGCTGCGGCTGCGGCTTCAGGCGGCGCACGCAGAGATAGAACGACTCCACACCGCCATCCGCCGCCTCGCGGATCAGGACGCTACGTTTTCAGTTATTGGCGGGAACATGATTGTGGACGTTGACGCCAAGTTGACCGACGCGGAGCGGGAGGCGATTTGCCAGGCGGTTGGAGCCTACGACGCCAACGACGATGACGAGGAGTGCGCAAAGATCGCGGCCACACTACGGGGGTTGCTGGAGCGGCTGAAGTGACGCTCATCGACCGACTTCTAGACAGAGCGTACTCAGGAGTTGGGACAGACCGGCTCTGCGAGGAGGCGGCGACGGAGATCCGGCAAATGCGTCACGAACTCAAGGCCTGCCAGGAGATGCTGGCTGCGGCCAGGGCTGAGCTGGCAAAGGCAGACGCTGCTGTCGAGCGCGGCTCATGCCAGAGCAACTGTTGCAGACGCTGCGATAATGCGGCGAAGGCGATCATCGCTGACTGTTTGAAGTGGACACCAAAGGGAGGAAAGGATGACGGATCAGATTGAGCAGTGGCCCGCGGAGAAGTTGCTGATGGAGGCCATGGCTGTCAGCCGCCAGCGCCGGTCGAACTACGGCCCACCGGCTGAGCACTTCGAGCGGACGGTCGGAATGATCAACTCCGCATTCGCGGGAGTCCTGAAGCGCCCGCTGACCTCGGCGGATTGGGCGGTGATCATGCTGCTGGACAAGGTGGCGCGCTACCTCGGCCCGGCGAAAACCCTGGACGGCCCGGTGGATATGGCTGGCTACTCCGCCTGCCTGGCGGAGGTCGAGGAGGCTTCCCATGGATGACGCAGCTCTCGAACAGGTGGTGTGCCACGACCTTGAGGATCGGTCTGGTGCTGAAATCGCCTGTGCCTACCGCGCCCTGTGCGCGGCCATGCTCCTCCGGACTGCCATGGTGGTCAGGTCGAAATGCCCGCCGCGGAAGGTGGAGCTTGATCAGAAGCGCGCGGCCCTGGATTGGATCGGCAAAAGCCATGGGGTGATCTCCTTCGAGCAGGCCTGCGCGGCCCTGGATTTGGCCCCAGATGCGGCGGAAAACGCTATTTGGCGGTATGCCAGAGGGGAGGGTGGCGATGCCATAAGCAGGGTGCGGCGGAAAAAGCCGCACTCTCGAATGGTATTTGGAAGGAGTTCCCGCCATGCCCAAGACCCTGAGTTCCCTGGACAAGTTTCGCCTGCTGATGGATTGGCTCCCCGCCCTCCAGCTGGCACAGGCTGTCGCAGCCGCCCCGGCTGGCCGCAGTCGGGTGGCCGAAACGATCAAGCTCCTGCAGTTCGCCGCCGCCAAGACTGACGTTGCTGCCGACGATGAGGTCGTGCAGCTCGTCGGCAATGCCCTCATGACGGAAGAGGGCGGCAAGCTGGTGGACTACCTCGCAGAAAAGATCAAGGTGCTCATCGATGGCACTCACTGATCTTCTGGTGGTCGCAGTTCTTGCCGCGGTCGCTGGCTACCCGGCGATTGCCGCGCTGCTCCCGAAGCCCGGCAAGCCAGCCGATGCTGGCGTCAAGTCGTGGCGGCAGGAGTGGTCAGCCACACTCATCAAGTTGATCGATGAGATCGAAGGCGGCAGCTCTCACTTCGCGCACCCCGACAAGGCGCTCACTCTAGCCAAGGAGCTGCTCTGGGAGGTTGTGGGAGGTGACACCAAGTGAAGACGCGAATGGCTATCTGCGTGGCGATAGGCCTGGCTTACGGTGCCTACCGCCTGTCTCCCGTAATTGTCCCGGTCAAGCCAGCCCCGGCGCAGACGGCTGTGTTCGAGGACGTTGCCCGCATCGCAAGCAAGATGTCAAAGGCTGATCGGGCCGCGGTTCGTGAGGCCTATCAAATTCTTTCCAGGGCGATTGCCGCAGACCCTGCTGCAGATCCTGTGTTCGCTGACACTGAGGCGATTCGCCGGGCGCACCGGGCAGCTCTGCTGGTGGTGTGGCGAGGTGTGCTGGAGAACCAGGCGGGTGAGGTGCCGGGCCTGCGGGAGGCGCTGGAGGGTGCCGTTACCAAGAGGCTCGGCACAGATGACATTCCGCTCAACCCGTCGCTTCGAGCTGAGGCGGCAAAGGCTTTCTCCGACATCGCTGCATCCATCTTATGAGAGATCGCCGCACACTTCTGTTCGAGCGCACAGCAGATGTGATCTCCGAATACGAACGGGGATTCGTCGGTGCGTTCATCGATCTGTCGGCCAACGCTCGGCTGACGGATCAGATCGAAGACATCGGCGGGTATGCGGACGGCGGCATGGCATGCTCGGCTGCGGGCCTCGACAGCTCAGGTGCTGGCAAGTTGTCGCTGCCGTTCCTGGCGGCGATGAAGCTGTACCCAGGCGTCCTCCCTGGAGTGCAGCAGCTCAGGGGGGACTGCGTCAGTTTCTCCAGTAGGACTGCCGCCATGGTGTCGTACTGTGCAGCTCTTCTCTACGGCAACAACACCAGCAAGTTCGACGCCCCGGTTGCCAGCCCTGAGGCCATAGCCAATGGGCTGTTCTCCACTGAGAGCTGGTTCTGGTTCCGCGGATACGACGGGGACGGCTGGAGCTGCAGCGCCGCTGCTGAGTGCGGCCTGAAGACCGGAGGCCTGGTGCTCCGCAAGAACTATCCTGAGCTGGGACTCGACCTCACCAAGTACTCGCCGCAGATGGCGGGCCGGTACGGCAGGACTCCCCCGCCTGGCGAGGTCAGGAAGATGACGGGGGAGCATCTGCTCCAGAACGCCACCGTCTGCTCCACCTGGCAGTCCGTTCGCGACATGCTTGCGAATGGGTATGCGCTGACCACCTGTGGCATGGAGGCCTGGGGTTCGACGCGCGACGAGAACGGAGTCTGCCGTCGCAGCTCATCGTCCTGGGCGCATGCGATTGCGGCCATCGCGGCTGATGACAGGGACGAGACCCGCAAGAAGTACGGCTGTGGCCTGGTGCTCCTGCAGAACAGCTGGTCTGAGTACATGACCGGCCCCCGCAGGATCATGGGGACAAGCCTGGAGATCCCGCCAGGTTCATTCTGGACGCGATGGGATGACATGCACGACAGGTCGTGCATTGCCTTCGGCACAGGGAAGGGATGGGCAGCGAACCAGCTTCCCGATTGGGGGCTAGTGGGGGTGGTATGAGGCGCGCACTCGTCATCTTGATCGCGGCATGGCACCTGGAGATGGCGGTGAACGCTGGCATTGCAGCCAGCCTCAGGCCAAAGCCAGCTCCTCAGCCTGCCCCTAAGTCAGCAGCTCCGGTGTCCCAGTGCAAACCAGGTGTGCCATGCCCCCCGTCGCAGCTCACGCAGCCGATCCAGAAGCCGACCTTCCCAAGGTGACTGCCGGTACAGAGTTCCTGTACCGGGTCGCGGAACGATTCGGGATGCCAGTGGTGATACTGGCTGTGGTACTGTATTGGGCCAGGACTGACATTGTGCAGCCCTTGCTCGACGCGCACTTCTCTGTTGTGGAGAAGATCGTCACCGGGCAAGAGCGGCACAGCGATCAGCTGGAGAACGTAGGGAGGAAACTAGATGAGCTTATACGCCTCTCCTCCCAATGACCCGTCGCCGCAGGCTGACGGCTAAGCAGCGACTGATTGCCGAAGAGGCAATGCGTTTCGTGCAGCCGTCGATAGCCTCCTTCGTCAAGAAGAACTACGACCTACGCGCATCGATCAAGCGCGTAGACCTGGAGTCGGTTGCGTACCAGGCGATCACCCTGGCTGCGTTCACCTACCGGCCTGAGAAAAGTCTGCCGACCACCTACTTCGGGTCGGCCATCCGGCATGCCCTGTACCGGGAGGTGCTGAACCAGCAGAAGCAGGACGGTCGGTACGTTCCGGTGGACAAGATCCTGGAGCCGGTGCCAAACCGCAGCCGCACCAGGCAGGAGATGCGTGCGCTGAGGGCGCTGCGCATCCTCTGTGCAGCCGACCGGGATCTGCTCGAAGACCGGCTGATCGAACAGGTGACGCTCGAACAGCTCAGCCAGGAGCACAGCTGCGACCCGCGGACAATTGCCAAACGGGTGAACAGGGCCATCGAAATCCTGCGTCTGGCAGAGAGCGATCTGCCCTAACGCACCTTGATCTCGCCGCGCGACACCATCCGATTGAAGACCTTGTAGTTCGCGATCTTGGGGTAGCCAGCCCGCCGCGCGTTGATTGCCCACTTGGTCTGGCCGCGCGTCGGGAATGTGCGTTTGCACGGCAGCGACTGCTGCTTCATCGACCACAGGGCCAGGTCATCGTAGGACGCACCGTCATCGCGGAGTCGAGCCATCTCATCCACCAGCGCCCGCTCGTCCTCGTCCGTCCGGTAGCGGCGATGCGGTGCCTCACCGACGATCCGCCACCCGACAGGACAGCCAGTGGAGTACGGCTGGCCCGCCCGCTTCCGCAGCTCGACGGTCTCCCTGGTTCTTTCCCTGGTGAACTCCCGCTCCAGCTCAGCAACTGCCAGCAGGATCGTCCGGAAGAACTTCCCCAGCGGGGTGCTGGTGTCCACCTGGAGGTCGAGGCTGTGGAAGATGACGCCGCGATCCGACCACTGCTCCATGCTGACGATGCCGTCACGCAGGGAGCGGAATGGACGGTCGAGCTTGGTGACCAGGATGTGGTCGCCTGGCTGGGCGACGGCATGCAGTATCCGCCCATGCTGCCGCTCACTGAACGGGATGCGGGCAGAGGTTGCTGGGTCATAGAAGAACCCACCCCAGACGATCCCCTTATCCTTGAGGTTCCGCTCCCAGTGGTCGTAGGTGCGGAACTCCTGCACCTCCCTGGTCAGCTCCTGCTTGTTGGTGGAATGCCTGCCGTATCCGTAGCAGATAGCCTGCCTGTCAGACATCTTCGTCACCCTCGTAGATGTGCAGGTCGGGAACTACAAGCCTGTTGTATCCACGCAGTGCCATGCCGGGATTGAGCAATGCAATCGGCAGCGTCCATGCCCTGCTGAGCGGGAGCACGAATGTCTCGCCCTCTTGAAACGCAGCCAGTGAATCATAGAACAGGATGCCAGCCAGGAGTTCCGTATCGCGGGTTGTGGTTAGGTGTGTCTTGACGTACCTCAGCCCGCCGCGTTGCGTAAACACCTTGCTGCAGTCCACATGAAATGCTCCACGCAAGGCGTCCATCAGCGCCTCGGATTCCTTCTCCGTAAACACAATGTACATCGGGTCGCATGTGGTTATGTCCTGCAGCATGGTCTCGACCTTTGCACACGCCGCATCTGCATACGGGCGGAGGTGGTCGATATAGATAGACCGCTCGTCTTGCTCAGTCATCGGCGGAACCCCACCCCAGTAAGCACACAGAAAATCGTTACGGCACCGACGCTAATGCCGATCCACTCAGACAAACTCATAGTGTCCCCCGTTGCCGGAAATCTACGCCACCATTGAATGCTGCGGGTCACGCCCCCGCAGCGACTCGAACCGTTCCTCCAGTGCGGCGATCCTGCCCTGCCACACGGCACACTCCCTGACCTCACCGGCTGGGGACAGGTGCGGCTTGCGCTCGACCCCGTCACACGACAGTGCCACCCTGTCGAGGATGGGCTGCGCCATGCGGGCCACATGCCTGTCGCCTGGATGAGACCGCCGCCACCGGCCATGGTTGACAGCGACATTGCAGGAGTCGCAGCTGTCGAATGGGTAGGCATGCATCTCCGATTGCGCCCGCATCATGTGCAGCCAGGGCCGCATGAGACCGACGCGGATCGTCGCCCGGTTGATAGCCCGCAACGCCTCACCGATTCTCCGGTGCCACTTGGGCGTACCGACCTTGGCGTACTTGCCGCTGCTGCCGATAGCCAAATACTTGCCGTAGTCGGTGAGGTAGCGGAGGTGGTCGAGGCTTTCGTGCATGTGCCACACCGGCATGCACCTGTCCGTTTCGACAATCCCACAGCACATGAAGTCGATCATCAGCTCGGCATTCTGCTGCTCCGTCCCGCCGATCACATCGGGGGTCACGGCGACAGCCTGGGGGCAGCGGGCCATGATGCCAGCCGCCCACTCCGCGAACTTCTCCCAGTGCTCCCAGGCCAGTGTCTCCCCCTTCTGCCAGGCGGTGAATGCACCGTTGTCGAGCAGGAGAATCCCGTCATCCCCGACCAGGTCAATCGCCTGGTCGAGCTGCTTGCCCAGCCGGTGCCTGTGGTAGTAGCTCAGGCAGAACGACTGACCGCTGAGCTGTTCGAGCAGCGGGGCAGGGTTCAGTGGTAGTCCGAATACGACGCGCTTATTCACGACCGATCATCTCCCGATACAACTGGTCTGCCTCGTCCTGGTCTTCCAGCAAATGCCCGCCGCGCTCAGCCCACCACTGTGCCTGCTTGACGGTGCGGAATGTGTAATAGGCCACGCCCCCCGGCAGCTTGCTCCCTGGTATGTAGTAGGGCCGCAGCGCGGTCTGGTGACCGCAGTGCTTGACTGTCACCCCAGGAAACTCCGGGTGCGTCCAGCTGCCGTTCTTTCCAAGCGGCCCCTTGCGGCCCACCCATCCGCTCGACACAACAAGAGTGTTGGCTGTCCGCATCACTCATCCCCCTTGCAGAAGCACTCATACGGCTTCGGAATCTGGCGCAGGTAATCCCACAGCCCAGCCAGTGTGATCTCCGATTCCTCATGGTAGTTCTCTCCGCCCGCACCATTTATGCAGTACCAGTGGAGAGTGATCTTCTCTGCCGTGATGCGGCAGTACAAAGACACGCCATCGGTATCCCCGCCTGGGTAGCGCGGGTCATCGATGTGCAGCTCAATGTGCGGCGGCTCCGCTGGGTCGTAGTTCTTCGCCTGCTTCTGTGGCCCAGCAGACGTTGAGCCGAACAGGTAGGAGAACGGTAACAGCGTCAAGTACACCGGCATCAGCGACGGGGCGTACTCCATGATGTATTCGTCCTGTGCGCCAAGCACAGGAATGTGGTCTCCCTTAATCGCCTGCTTCTTCACAGTCTTCTTCTTAGCCATTGCTGTCCTCCTTTATTTGTTTGGCCCAGGATTCAATCTCACCAACCCGTCCGCGAATCACCCAACGCAGGTGATCGTCATCGGTGGCGTAGCCATCGGACAAGATGATGTCCATGTACTTTGACAGCCTGCGTGATTTCAGCACCCGCTGCCGGGCATCGGCATACAACGGCGCGCGTTCCCACTCTGTCATGCCGCCGTAGACTTTCCACGCATCGGCCATCACTCGTCCTCCATGAACGTCCAATCCAGAATCCGGCGGGCCATCTCAAGCCGACCCAGTGTCCACTTGTCAGTTGTCCCGGCAGCAACGTCGCCCTCCTGGATGACCACAGTCGCGATGTCGATAGCGGTGATCACAGCCTTGGCGAGATCGTCAGTCAGCAGCACAGCGCCGCACCCAACGCGGTTGTCATGCAGCTTGGTCAGCCCAGGCCAGTACGGCAGGGGCTTCGGTGCCTTTCGTTTCTTCTTCGCCATCACTCATCCTCCCCTTCTGGTTGCCGGAAATCCGCTTGCTGCCGGATCGACCGATGCGCCCGACGCAGCTCCAGATATCCGCCGTCAGTATCTTCCTCACCCCACTGACTCACGACAAGACTCGCCATCTGTTCCAGTGCTTCGAGCACAACGTCGATGTCCCGACGCGACAGCTCAATCCTCACCCGCTCATGTCCAGCCATCACTCGCACTCCGCCTTGGCGTAGTCTTCCCATAGCCGACGCTCAACCTCGTCCAGCCCGCCGATGTATTCCGACCGCCAGATGTGCGTGCAATAACGACCGTCTGGGAGGATGGCAATCACGCCGGGGTCATAGACCAAGGCGGAATACGATCCTTCTGGGATGTACCCGAACGCATCTTCGATGATGGCGTTGTCGTTCACTCGGCTGCGAGTCTCCCGCCACTTGTCGAACGTCATCACTCTTCCTCCGCCAGCCTGGTGACCTCACTGTCGAGCAAGGCCCAGGCAGTAAGTACGTTGTGCAGATGCTTGATCGATCCCCACTGCCTGCCGTAGTCGCCTGTCTCCATGTGACGGTGGCAGTCGCTGATGCAGCGGCAGACATACTCCTGCAGATCATCCCGCAACTCAGCCACACGCATCACTCGTCCTCCTCGGCGGTCAGCCGCATCTTCATCTTGGTTCCCCAGTACGCTTCGGCGTACCGGCCCGCCGCCAGGATCGCTTCCCGCTCCGCCCGCTCCATCCCAGGTGCTCCGTTCTCAGCGGAGTACAGGGTGGGGGAGCGGGCGATGATCAGCCACAGCCCCTGCTTCACCTTGTCAGTTAGCTTCGGTCGCCGCATGCACCTTTCCCTCCACCGTCAGTTGCCGGAAATCCGCACCACCCTCCGGGTTGTGCTGCATCAGAAAGCTGGAGCTGTCCAAGATCCACCTGTCCACCGTCGAGGGGCGGATGCCCCTGTCCAGCTTCGCGGTACGCATCAGCTCCCACACAATCGCATTGCCGATCCGCAGCAGACGCAACGCCTGCTCGACCTCGTCCTCAGTCCATGTGTCAATCATTGACATTGGTTTCCTCCTCATCTTCGGTCACAACGCAGTAGTCAGCCTCGCCCCCGCATGTGGAGCACCATGTGTTGGAGTAAGGCCCGCCCGCAACGTCGCCGTTCAGGCACACCCAGGCGTCGAACCACACCTCTCCTCCACACTGCAGGCACTTTGCCCACTTCATCACAGTCCCTCCGCCTTTGAGATCGCCCGCCCCACAGCCACACGCCACTTACGCAGTTGATGAGCGTCAGACTCTGACTCGACCTGAGCCTGGGCAAAGTCCAGTGCGTCATGTGCAAGTCGCAACGCAGCCAGCATCTCCGGTGCAGCGACGAGCAACGCCAAGTCCTGTTCCTGCTCGGCATCGTCCTCGTCTACATAAACGCGGGCGACCTGGTATCTCAATGCACCGTCTGTCTGCCAGATCGGTATGTAGCGATAGCCGCTTGCTGTCTCCGTCCCTTTCTTATCGACATCGTCGGGCCACCCCCATGCCACTTCGCCCAGCTTCCAGTTCCTCATACCTTGACCCTCCGCTTCTTGGGCTTCGCAGTCTCCGCCTCACGACGCAGCGCCTCCTTCAGGGTGCCGTCGCATTCCTGTGTCAGCCGATCCACACGCAGCTTGACGAACTCTTTGCGGTTAAGGGTTGACCAGTTTGTCCACAGTCCGACCCACCTCCGCAGCACATCGATGGTGAGGTACATCCGCTTGGTCTTGCCAGGCCCGTCACCCCAGATCAGACATCCGCAGTCCTTGCTCAGCGTCTGCTGCAGGAACGTCATCCGCCACAGCCACTCCTCGACGTTGCTGTGCTTGACGGATGACAGCCCGACCACACCGGCACACTCAATCAGATGCGCCCGCCACGCCGCATCGACATCGTCAGTTGGCAGCGGCGGGTTGCAGTCCTCAGACCCCCAGTGAACCATCGCTCATCCTCCCGTAGTGGTTATCGATCCGTTTCTAGTTGCCGGAAATCCGCTTGCCCGAACCCGCCAGCTGCTGCATCGCGAATGCCTTGGCTTCCCTGAGGGTGGCGAACCGATGCGTTATGCCGCATGGATGCCTGACCTCGAATGCCTTCGCCCAAATCATCTTGTACTCATAGATCGGTAGCGTCCGACCGCTGCGGTTGAACTCCACCTGGTAGGTTCCCTCCACCCGATAGAGGCGAAAAGGTGCTATGCCACTGGCCTTGAGTGGAACCCAGTGCTCGGCCTTCAGCCCCATCGCCTGCTCATACCGGCGGCGCTCAGCCGCCCGCTGCCTGTTCATTGGTCTCGTCCTCCCGCTGTGTGTTGCCGGAAATCCGCTCGACCTCTCAGCCCATTCCTCATTAGTTGGATGAGATTAGATGCATCCCCCAATGCCGCCGATTCAAAATCGTTCTCAAGATTCTCAGCAACAGCATCAAGGATTGTCTCAATACTTCGCAGTGCTGTAGCAATACAATCTGATGATTCGTCGCTCTCAAGACTAAGAGCATGTGCTATTTGTTTCGTGGCGATTCGCATGACGCATCTCTTCTGTGTTGTGACCGACGATCTCCATGATCAGCCCGTATGCCGCATGACCTGGGTGCTTGCCACCGGCCAGCTCGCACTTCCACTCAGGGCAGTAGATGCTGTAGTTGCCGGTCTCCTTATGCAGGGTGAACACCAGGGTGAAGCTGGGGTACAGCCCGTCCGCGTACTCCTGTTCGTATGGGGATGACATCACTCGTCCTCTCCGTCCGCCAACGCAGCGTCCACCATGTGGGCGGGGCTGCACGACACTGAGTTCCGGTACTGCCGGAACAGGTGAAGGTTGCGCGTCGTGACCAGCGTCTGGCCGTCGAGCCTGCCGTTGTGGGCGGCAAAGATTGCCGACTCCACATGCTTACGCTTGCTGCTCAGTCCGCTGCCGTTCAGCCGGTCGCGAACGATCCGGTACAGCTCCCGCTTGTCCTCGTCAGTCATGCCGTCACCCCCTTTGGTTTGCGTCCGTAGTGAAGGTCGATGCACCTCAGTGCCTCGGCGTTGTACTGATCCGCCATCTCCGTCAGCACCCGCTGCCGACGCATGTATTCGTCGCGGTCAGCCAGGTAGTCGCCCGTCCCCTGGTAGTCCCGGCCATGCGGTTGCCACTGCCGCATCAGTGCCGCCGCCTCTTCGATGGCATTGCCGACAGCCTGCATCTGAGCTGCGAGATCGTCGGCCTTGCTTCCGTTCCAGTGCGGCATCGGCTTGATCATGTGCATCGTCGTGTCCTCCCGTTTCTTGTTGCCGGAAATCCGCTAGCCGATCTCAGGGTTGCGGTCGAGCCACGCCTGGTAATCGTCCTCGTCTTCAGGTTCCCAGCGAACCACCTCTCCTCCCATCTCCACCGTCGCCCCGGTGTAGATGACGATCTGCCCCTCCGCGTCCTCGCAGATGCGGCAGTTGGGGTACAGCTGCCGGGTGATCTCAAGGAACTGCCGCACCGTCCCGTCGAACTCAGGCATCACTCGTCCTCCCGCTGGCGTTGCCGGAAATCCGCTGCTCGTCCTTGGCTGCATCCGCTATCCACCACTTGTTGCCCCTGCCATCCATGTCCAGGAACACCTTGGTCGAGTAACCCACCTCATCCAAGGCGGCAAGCATGTGTGCCAGATAGCTCTCCGCATCTTGCGAACAGACATCAACCCGCACAGACAGAGGCATCACTCGTCCTCCTTCAGGTAGGCATGCATGCATGCGACCTCGGCCTTCCGGATCTGGATGTATGCGTACTTCAGCAGCTTCAGCAGCTCGTCGCGGTCTGCCGCCTTGATGTAAAGCGACCCCAGTAGTCGGGCCACATCCTGGCGAGGGTCGCAGTCGGCCACCTTCCCGCCCATGTCGAGCAGGGCTTCGCTCACCGACTCGCCGTCATCCAGATGGTTCAACTTCTCCATCACTAGGTGGCAATGCATCACTGTCCCTCCTGCCGCACAGGCTTTGCGTTTCGCTGGAACATGAACAACATGCCATGCTCCCGCGGCAGGGCACTGCACATGCTGTAGTCGGTGGCCTTGTGAAGGTCGCCAAAGATTTGCGGCGTGGACTGATCGGCAACGACGGTGATCCAGCGGTCAGACCCAACCACTTCGATGTCCTGCCACACACGCAGGTCGTGTTTGCGGATAACGTCTTGCAGTCTCATCGCCTCTCCCTCCGATGTTGGTTGCCGGAAATCCGCCCAGGTCGGGCGGCGGGTGTCAGTCCCCGCCGCCCGCACCCGTCAGACGGACAGTGCCAGAGCCTCCGCCCTCGCCACCGCAGGATCGGTGGCAGCGATCATGATCCGGTCGATTGGCGTCGGGTTGCCGCGTCGGGTGGCGTCATGCTGGACGTACCCCTGCACCGCATTGAACGCCTCCCATGCACTGACCACCCAATCGGTCTGCATGTCGGGTCGCCCCGTCCGCAGCCGCTCAGTAGTCAGCCGCCGGAAGATCGCCTCCGTCCGGTTGCGGTGGATGGTGACGGAGCGACCGCTGTCCCGGTCTGGTTCCCCGTACACCGACCGCAGGAACTCCACCATGCTCACCTGTCGGCGCTCCATCCCCTGGATAGCCTCGACCAGGTTGCTCCACCCCTCACGCAGCTGCCCGAAGGTGGCGATCAGCTCGTCCATCTTCAGCCGCAGCCCGCTGGTGTGGCGGATCTTGACGGTCGTTCCGGTGACCATGTGCATGCGGGCCAGGTTCCGGCATGTGTCCCGGAAGTACCCGATGCCACCCTCGAAACACCCCTTGCCACCGTATGGTGCGTCAAGGATCAGTCGCGGGAAGACGTTGTCCGCGGTGCCGAACACAGCCAGCCGGTGCTCCTTGGTGGGTTGAATCGACAGCCAGTGGCCGTCGCGAAACCCACACTGGACGGATGCCACCCCGTCGAACGCAGCCGCAGCCGCATCGACCAGGGCCAGCACATCCCCGGTGGTGTGTGGGCAGTACCTTGCCGACACCGAACTGCCACCGACAGCCTGCCCGTTGTCGCTGCGGAACAGCCCGTAGTAGGGAGTCCGCAAGCCATCCGGCCCCGACAGGGGGAACTTATCGACGGTGAAGTTGTACCTGTCCCGCACATGTGCGGAGATTCCATCTGCCACGACGTTCATTGCTCAGTCTCCTGTTGTGATTGCCCGATCCACCAACCAGTTGCCGGAAATCCGCAGCTCACGAACCAGTGATCAGCGCGACCACCGCATACGACACACCGTCCTCGTCCACCTCTCGACGCACCACCCTCGCCCCTTCCAGGAACTGATGGTGGTAGTCCTTGGTGACTTGCATCTGCCGCTGAAAGCAGCGGAACAGTTGCCCCCAGGTGGGGTTCAGCATGACCCTGGATCGGAAGGACTTGGACTCGTCGCCCCCGAAGAAGTCATCGGCATAGGCCACGACCCGCACCCGATCCTCGAAAGCCACGACGTTTTGCTTGGTGTATTCAAGGCCGCCCCGCTTGACGGACGGCTTGCCCTTGATGTGAACCGAATAGATTGCTCTCACTTGCTCGCCCTCCCGATGTGTGTTGCCGGAAATCCGCAGCTCACTGCGCCCACAGTGCTCGACCTTCCGCTGTGATGACGCTGAACTCCCGCCCGTCCAGGTTGTCGCCGTTTCCGCTCCGCCAGTTGGGGGAAACGCGCGGGTTGTAGCCCACCCAATCCCCGCATGGCATGTCATCGGCGGTCGGTGTGTATCGGTAGACCCACTGCGCCTCGATCCAGGCACAGGGGGACTTGTGCTCCCCGTCATGGATTCGCTGTGCCGTACCCCGGTGGTTCCGCAGTCGGCACCCGATCATGCGGAGTCCGGAGGTGGCGGGATCGAAGTACTCGACCCGTCCATCCGCATGCCGCACTTGCCAGTGGTTGCAATGCTCACCGGCACCAAGATGAAACCGCACCCGCACCATTGCCGTTGTCCTCCTGCATCCAGTTGCCGGAAATCCGTTCGACCCCTTGCCCAAACCCTGGCGTGACCCTTGAGAACCCCCCCGCGGCTGCGTTTTTCCACATGGCTGCGCGATGCCACCTATTCGCTATTCGGATCGCCTTATCCGCCTGCGCCGATGCGGTTCAATGCGATCAGGCATACACCATGTGGTGCGGTGTGACGGTGAACTCTCACCACTTCGCAGTCACCCCGCAGGGCGGTTCTCAAAAGTCACGCATGTCTTCTCCCGTTGTGAGTTGCCGGAAATCCGCTCAGTACTTCAGCGACACCACCCACACATCCATCTGGTCGTGGCACCGCACCTCGAAGGTGAACCCCGCCTGTGCCAGCGACAGCAGCAGCTCAGCCAGCCTCTCGACACCGTCCACGAATGGGACTTCGATCCTGCCGACGCTCATCAGCGATCCTCCCCGTCATCGAAGTGACCCAGCGCCGCATGCGCCTGGTATGTGGGTATGTTCTCCCCGTTTTTCAGCACGCCATCCGGCCCGTCGCACCTCCCGGCCAGGTCTTCAAGCGCCCGCGACAGGAGGTTCCGCTCGACCGTCAGGTTCTCGACCGCAGTCATCAGTGCCTTGATCTCCTGCCTTGCATCCAGCAGGGTGCCGTGAACCAGCAGTGGCGTCGATCTGTGGTATCGATCCAGCACCCGTTCAATGTCTGCGAGGATGTCGCTCATGTGGTTGCCTCCCGCTTTGAGTTGCCGGAAATCCGCTTGCTCCGCTCCGCCGCCCACTCCATAAGTCGGGCCTGCACCACCACCGTCATGTCGCACTGGTTGCAGCACCGGCCATCGGCCACCGGCCATGCGTCATTGCCCTGCGTCCAATCCCCGACCGGGGCGATAGGCTTTGAACAGATGCAGCAGTCCATCACTCGTCCTCCCGTTAGTGGTTGCCGGAAATCCGCCTGTGTGTATTGAATGCCACCCGTTTCGCACCTGGTCGGCGGGCCGGGTGGCCCCACCCTGTAGTGTCCGGTCAGGTCAATGGTTGGTTGCCGGAAATCCGCTCAGGCCAGGTAGACGGCGGAGTACCAGCAGGTGCATGACTCCACGAACAGACCCATGTCCCGCAGTTCCGCCTCCAGCGCCCGCATACACAGCGGCATGCCGTAGTCGGGGTTGCAAAGGGGGGCCAGGTCGCCGCCGTCATGCACCAGGATGAGCAGGCTGTTCGTGCCGTAGTGCTCGCCCCGTTGCTTCCACTTGTCGGGCGACCAGAAGGCCTGGCACCCGCCGCCGGTTGCTTCCGCAGGCAGCGCTCGCAGTACAGCCTCAGCGATGACCCGCTCATGTGGGCGGAGGTGGTCGGTCTTGAAGTCTGGGCATGTCGTGATGTGTGTTGGCAATGGCGTTGCCATGGGTTGTCTCCTCACTGTGTGTTGCCGGAAATCCGCGAAGCCTCAGGATCGGTGGCCGGTGTAGATCGGGTCGCCCACAGGCAGCGACACATCACGGACATAGTCCCCGCCCGCCTCAATGCACCGCATCAGGTG